TACACCAACGCTGTCCCTAAGGTTACTTTTAATGGTATCCGGGACTTGAGTCGTCGGGCTTTCCAACGTCCGCCTGTGACGTTTGCTCAGCACACTCCTTTGCTGCGTCTCTTCTGTGAGACCGGCCCAACTGATACTACTTATGTCGGTAACGACGAAGGTGGTATTGCTACAATCTTCGGTGAAAATACCCTGGCTCCACGCAGCAAGTATTTTAACCAGCAATCCCTTCTGGCTCTACAGTTCCTCAGCGAAGGTAACGGCTTCTATGTGAAGCGTCTGCAACCAGAAGACGCAGGTAACCCAGCACGTATTATCGTCGCACTAGAGATGGTGCACGATTATGTCGATCAAACCATTAACCAACTGGGCGGCTTCAACTACCCAGACGCAGTTAATGATCTGTCGGCTAACCCAGTCGCTACTGCGGACGCGCAAATCGAAGGTTACCGTGCACGTGTCATTTTGATTCGTGACAACTCTTCGGAAGTTGGTACTCAGCGTATCCTGCCAGGTGAAATGGTTTCGACCATCGACAACTCGCAGTCTACTGTTTACCCGCTGTTCGAACTGCCTGCTGCTTTCTTCGGTACTCAAGGTAACAACCTGGGTATGCGAATCTGGTGTACTCATACTGAAGATCCAGATGGCTTCGATGAAGACACCGCAGAGCGTTTCAAAACTCGTATGTACCGCGTACAATTCGTGGAACTGCCAGTTGTGGGCAACACTCCAGTTATCGTGAAAACTGCTGCTGATGAAGACTTCGTTAACGTGTCTTTCGATGAAGGCGTTTATTCCGATAGCATGAACATGGATTACACTATCGACGAAGTACTGATCGATAAGTATTCCGATGACGGTTTCGAATCTGGCCTGTCGGTTCTGTATTCTCCGTTCTCGCAGATCTATGTTTACCGCGACAATATCAAGCTGGTTCAGGATCTGATCCAAGCAGCTGAAGAAGTTGTGAACCCTGCTATCGCTGGTACTGTTACCAGTTCGTCGCAGATCGACTTCCTGACTATGCTCGGCGAAGACGGTGACCCGTACCAGTCCATTCAGTTGGAAGGTGCAATGGGTGGCGGTGTAACCCTCGGTAAGAACGCTACGATCTACGCCGCTGGCGGTAGCGATGGTACTACCGATCTGGATGAATACAATAAGCTTGTAGACATCGAGAACACCAACTTCGGTAAGCTGGGTAATGACCAGTACGAAAACATCGCGCACTACCAGTTCGGTGTTCTGTACGATACCGGTCTGCCGATGGAATCGAAGTTCCGTGCAATCCAAGTTCTGGCTGCTCGTAAAGACGTACAGTACTTCTTCACTACCTTCGTGGAAGGGGAGACTCGTCTGTTGTCTGCTTCGGAAGAAGCTTCGCGTTGCCAAGCCCTGATCACTCGTCTGCAAGCCTACCCAGAGTCTACGCTCTATGGTACTGGTGTCTGCCGTGCGATGATTGCCCTGCAAACGGGTAAACTGATCGGTGGGGGTAATGGCCTGCCGAAGTACGTTCCGCAGTTGCTGGACATCGGTGTCAAGTGGGCACGCTATGCTGGTCAAGGTACTGGTATTCTGCGTGAAGGCTTTGAGATGGACGTCTCTCCGAATAACCGCGTAACTCTGGTCAAAGATCAGAACGTGAAGTTCTTCAGTGAGCGTACTCGTAGCCAGCTGTGGGCAAACGGTGCAACCTGGTCGCAATCGTACGACCAACGTTCCCAGTACTACCCATGCCTGCGTTCGGTTTACAAAGACGATACTTCGGTATTGCTGTCGCCGATCACAGTCAACATCTGCTGCGACCTAATCCGTCTGATCCACAAAGTTCATGCGGACTTCTCTGGTAACGCTTACCTGTCGAAAGAACAGCTGATCGAGCGTACCGATGAACGAATCCTGGAACTGACCCGTGAGCGCTACGGCGATCGCGTTGATGTCATCCCACGTTCGTACATCTCTGCCATTGACGAAAACAACGGTACCAGCTGGAGCTGTGAAGTGACTGTTGCGGCTAACAACCCGCACACCACTCTGAACTTCAACCTGACTACTATCCGTCGGGAAGCCAACACCGAGGCGTAAGCCTCGGGTTGACCCCAATTAGCAAGAGGTCCACAAAATGGCAAAGCGCTATCCCAATCCGTACGCTCCGCGCTCGGGCTACGGTGCCAACGCTTCTGAGAACATGATGAACCTGGCTCAGGCCGGTACTTTCGTCTTGGCTCCAGACCTGGCTAACCTGGCTGCGAACACTCCGTACGTGTCTCGTAACCTGATCGCTATTCTGTTAGAAGCTCCTCGCTTCTTCCGGTATGCGGCTAACCAAAACCAATTGATCGCTTCTCTGAAAGCATTGATCGAGAAACACTGTCGGACTATCGATGGTCTTAACCGTACTGTTACTGCTGAGTTCGCTGACGCGCCAGTAGGTGGTGCTGGTGAAGTCATCTCGGCTGTTTCGAACGTTACTCGTGCTACCTCTCGTCCTTCACTGGGCGCGTGGGAACTACAAGGTCGTACCATCCAGCACTTCCTGGAATGGTGGATTCTGTATGGCCTGGGTGATCCGAACACCAAAGTACCGCTGATCGTTTCTGACGGTATGGTTCGTCCTGAACATTACAACCAAACCTTCGCTGGTTGCACTGTACTGTTCATTGAACCAGATCCAACCATGCAGGACGTTGTGTCTGCTTATCTGTGCACTAACATGCAGCCAACCACTACTGGTGATTGGTCGAACCGTAAAGACGTTTCGCAGATCGGTCAGAACCTGGAACTGACTATCGAATTCACCGCACTGACCGATACCTCCGCTGGCGTTAAGATGTACGCTCGTGAGATTCTGCAGTCGATGGATCTCAGTGGTCTGAACCCGAACGACATGCAAATGTGGCAAGAGAAGATTTCTGCCGACGTTCTCGGCCAACGTAACGGTATCACCGATCAGCTTGCTGAAGGTGCTAACAACCGTATCGGCATTGCTTAAGGAACATCGCGATGGCTACTAGCTCCGCAGTACCAACGACCCCTACGGGTCAAAAGGCACAAGCTGAAAAGAAAACGTTTGCATCGTTTATCGGTGTTGACGAGGCAAATGCTGGATACGGCTTTGCGGATGATCTAGCGGCTGCCGCTGAGATGCGCCGTGAAGCTAAAGGTCAAAGCAGTACAGCTACCACTCCCAAGGCGTAGCATGGTATAGGCCCAGCCTTCGGGTTGGGCTTTATGCCGTGTAATGCAACAAATTACAAATCTATATTACTACTGTGATCAACCAACCAAATGGAAGTTTCATGAGAATCAAGCAATCTGTAATGGTAACCCCAGCAATCTCTCGAGATGAACTGTACATCCTGCGCATGCAGATCTGGCAGTTATACAAGATCCGCGCTTATGCAAACGCTGAACACCTGACTACCGTTGAAGGACTTCGTGTACGGTTTGTCGAAGAAGACAACTATCGCATGGATCTGGTTCGTGCTGATAAAGTGATCTTCAGTTTCCACCCAACTACCAAAATGATCGATCTGGACTGGGTAGCATTCACCGAGATCTTCCCTAAAGAAGTTGCTCAAGATAATCCAATCGGTTATGCGATCAGTTCGCTTTTCGATAACCTGTACCAAGACGTGTCGGGCCAATCCCAATACGTATTCGACACAATGACGACTCCGTCTACCCGTCGGAAGGTCACAGACTTCTATGGCTTGTTGGCTTCGGCTTGCAAGCTTTCTGCAGACATGATGCGCATCGGCCCGAAATACAAAATCGGTCACCGCGGTGATGGTTACGTCATGTACGATGAAAACAACATGATGATCTTCCATGTATCCCAGCGCCGTATGCACTTCGGTATGGGTTACGTGACTGGCACCGACGTGAATGCCAACGTCAAGTTTATTATCGACAAGTTCCGTCCGTATATCCTGGACATCCGTTCGGGTTATCAGGAAACACCACGGTTCTTCGGTAAGATTCTGGAACGCCACTACGGGTTTGCTGAAGAAGCAATTCGTTATGGTGCTAACATGCTGACCCAGGCACAACGTTTCGATAGTAGTCGCTTTGAGTTCAATGCGGAAGTTGTTATCGCTAGTGGTTCCAAAGTAACCTACCGTCGAGAAGGCATCACACTGGGTTATGTATTCAATGGCCAGTTCATCGGTGAGATCACTCATCGCAAAGGCAATCCGATGGCAACTATGGATGCTTGTGTAATGGACCGTGTCCGTATGAATCCAGTGATGTTGGCAAGCCTGGAATCGGACATGCAGAGTGCCCTGACTCTTTACCGTGAACATGTACAGTGTCAAGTGAACTTCTTCTTCGAAATGGAACATCTGAAAGGTCTGGGACTCGATATTGAAACTGCCCAACCTTTCCTGGTAGCTTACAAAGAAGCACAATCATCGGGCTACCGTAAATCCTTCGCCGAATTCGTCAAACTCATCCAACAACTACAGCAAGGAAACTAACCAATGAAACTCGCTAGCATTGCACTGACAGCTGTATTGGCTTTCGCCACTGTTGCACAAGCTGAAGTAAAACATCCTGACATCAACCCTGATGTCTTGAAAGAACTCTTCATGACTGCTACTCTGGTGCAGTGTGACGCTAGCGGGTGCTGGGATGCTGTAACCAAAGCCGAGCATGACAAGATCCTTGATGGCGCTGGTTGGAGCGTGGTGTTTGATGACCCTACCTTGATGAAGCTCAACCTCACCCTTGAGCAACTCAACGAGTACAAACCTTACGTGATGAGCCTGATGACCGATGTTGCTGCTGACCTCGGTGCTCCGGTAATGCGCGACCTGTAACGACATAACGGCTCTCCTTCGGGAGAGCCTTATGCTGTATTTTTTTTTTATCGAGCGTAGTGGTTCTTGGTCAGTACACGCAAAGTGATGTACAACATGATACCCGTACGGGTTGCAGCTAGTACAGCTTTGTTACGAACACCTGTAGCATCGGCCACAATCTTCTCACCGACTTCACGCAGATACAACACACGTGGGTCACTGGAACGAGAAGCCATTAACTTAGAACGAACCTTCAGGATCAATCCCTCTAAGTCATTCGCACGTTGGATCTGTGTACGCTCAGATTGCATCTGATCAAACACGTACAGCAAACATTCTTCAAACATCTTATCGATGTGACCCATACGAGCTTGGGCTACGTTTCGGCAAATGTATTTCAGGGTATCTTCGAAAGGTTGTGATGGCATGGAGTCAACCATAGCTCTTTCAACAATACCTAACAGTTCAGGACGAATGAAGTTAGCTTCGTTGGTTACAACTTCTTTGCCGTATCGCAGGTAAGTAGCAAACCCAGAAGTCTTGTCTTTGAGGAATGCATCGCCATCTGTGGATAATCCCATCTCGGAAGTAGTGATGACTCGCCCACCTTCTTTGAGTACTTGGATATACACAGCGTAGATCTTGTTGATCACTTCTCGAATACGTGACTGGGTGTCAGTTACAATACGGGTAGACCAATAATCCGTTAGGGAGTTGTTGGAACCGAAGATGTGGTCGGTGTAGTTCGTGTCAGGTCCGATGATAGACAAACACCGATCTCGAATCAATGCGTGCCATGAACCCAGTCGACGAATGTCCCACTTGTAGTTCAACGACATGAACGTTGCTTCCGCTACTTCACGCTTAGCTGGGTATTGGAAACGACGACTCAGCAAAGAAGTCAGGTATTTGATGTGCAGTAATGTAAACAATGCAATCATTGTTTCGTCCCGCAAGTTACCTGGGAGCTGTGTATTCATCATCAGCTTACGGCAAAGGAAAGCAGGGATGTGGTTGAATGAATCCGAGTTAACGTTGTGTGATGGATCAATCACATCTAGCTTTAGGAAATCATACTGGAGTAAGTCATCGTTTACACCGAGGACTTCATCGTACCACTGTTCGCGGTCAGTAGGATGCCAACGGATTGGGTTAACCCCTAACAGAGCCCCACCGAAAAAAGCCGAGTGGTCTGCGTTCTTGTTCATGAATCGGGTAACGAAGTTAATGACCCGCATACAAAAAGCGCGATCGAGTTTAACGTCAGCAAAATGCTTTTCTAGCAGATCGACGATAGTGGTAGTTTCGTGCATGGTAGTCTCCTTATACAAACCATTGGACTGCATCTAATCTCAGATCTATATCACAACTGTGTCTAATCGGGAGAACAAAATGAATAACCCTTCAGCTGAAGAATGGATCGAAGCGTGCGAGTCTGCATTGAAACAATTGGATACACCGGCTATGAAACAACGTGACGTCATCCTGGTTGGTGATCAGCCACCTGAGCTGATTGAAAATTTTACCAAGCGGCTTGAGGATCAAGGTCGTGTGATTGTGTTGGGTGGTGGTCGCATGGGTGGTCTTGGGCTGGGACTAGCTATGGAGCGATTAGCTAAAGAAGCACAATTGCTTCGTCCAATGGATCTCAATCTGCTTAACGAGTACACACGCCCTTCACTTGTAATGAAAGAAGCAGATGAAGACCGGGTGAATGTATCTGGTAAAATGCTGGCACTGCTGCAACGAGGCGTACCCGCGCTGCGAGAAACAAAGCTGACTACGGAAGATCAACAGGGATAAAGTACTCCCATCCATCTAGTATGTAATGCATTACACCCTTAACGAGGAACGTTTTCTGATGTGCAATAACACTGATGCTCTGAAAAAACTGATTGACGAATCTCTGGTTCTGGACGGCGACACGGGTCTGACCCTGACCGGCTGGAATGAAACTGATGATACTTATGGCCGTGGTAGCATGGTTAACCGTATCACTACCTCGCATGGCATTGTGCGTGGTAAAGTAGCAATTCAACCAGGTGGCGGTAACTCTGGCCGTGACTTTGGTTTCGATCGTTACGGTAAAGAAGAATCCACTCCGCTGACCATCGATCGTGTCCGTGGTGTTCTGGTAACAGCTCTGGCTGTATCTCAAACTGAACCAGGTCGTAAGCTGGCTAGCTCGTTTGCTGGTATCATTGAAGTCCTGACTGCAAACTGTTTCCACCCTACGTCTTTCGATATCGGTATCGAAGCTGTAGAAGATCCATCGATCAACATCGTCATGACCAACGGCATGGTAACTGTTCGTCTGGAAGGTCGTGCTATCGATGAACTGGAGCAGGAGATCCAACTGGAACTCCCAGTCAAGTATATCCTGGGTTCTGGTTTCTGCAAAGTCCTGACCGATCCCAATGGTAACAGCCGTGGTTATTCTTCCACTGGTCTTACCGTACTGGAAGATGGGAAGTGGAATCAATTGACGGGTATCAACTCGCGTCCTTACGATAATGGCGAAACCATCGTTGTTGACCGTATCGAACCTGAGTCGGTAGTTCAACACATTGAAGAAGCTCGTCGTCCTCTGGTCCTGGCTGCTCTGAAAGAAGTCATTCGTCACCTGGAGAAACTGGGCGGTAGTGTGAACATCTACAGTGTGCACCTCTCCCATGGCGATTATCGTCGTCAACCAGCGTTGCACGTTAGCATGGCTAACGCCTCGAAACGCATTCACTACACCTTGGACTTCAAGGCGTAATAAGTCGGGGGCCTTCGGGTCCCCGTCTATGCCGTTTTTCTTTTATCCTCTGTAGTTAACGAAACGGAGTGACGCAATGTACAAGCGTTGTGAGAAGCCAGCACCTAATACGACAATCGATTTGAGTGTATTTGGCAATCCATGTGACATCTATCAAAATATGCTGAACCGAATCGATGCACTGCGTCGGTTACGGTCACAGTGGCCCCGTTGTGACATTGGTCGCTTCGATGTGCAATTCCAGCTTTCCGATGCAATGACTTATTACTTCACCATTTTCGACAAAGCGAATGGTGAACGGTACGAATGGTCTGTCCGTAAGGAATATACCAAGGAAAGCGCTGAGCACGCATTTGAGCGTGATTACAATGAATCGTCCCTACGGTACAACGCAGGTGTTCGACGTGCCTTAGACGATCATCTAGAGGCCTTGGAAGAAGAATATCCGAATGCTCATTACCGGTTGGAAGAAACTGACAACGGTTATCGAGTTTGGAGACCTATTGTTGGAGACGTTGGGGTGGTTCCATTCCAATTAGACTTCATCGGTTATCCAGGAGCAGGCATTTTCCCAGGGGAACCCCGCACCGATATTTGGGATTACATTGGTAACATCCCAGGGGAAGCTGGTCGAGCTGTAGCACGATTGGTTCGTCGGTTGATTAAACTCGGTGTTGTGTTCGATCATGTTGAACGTAATATCGTTAAGGACTATCGAGCTATTGTTTTGGAAGGTTATGCTTACCGGAACAGTGACACCCACACTAAGGTTAAGCTAACTCTCCAGGAAGTTGCATTGCTGGATCGTGAACTTGATCAATACCACGAAATTTTCACGAGGTAATCATGATTAAAATTGAAACTACCAAAGCTGCTGTAGCTACTGCTTTGGGTTTGCCACAGAATTACGCCGATGAAGTTATTCGTCGGATGTTCCTGACCAGCACTGGATTCGCTCTACCGCCAGGACTGCGTGTTAACGTAGCTGAAACAGAAGCGGAATACTCGGGCCAGATCACTTGCTCTAGTTTATTCCTAACCGTTCAGAAACGCGGCTGGGGCGATACTAAGCTCACAGACGTAGCTTCACTCCTGGAGTACATCAAAACGTCTGCAAAGGCCCTCCTAGACAGTTCTGTGTGGGATAACTACACTGGACCGAAAGCACCTGAGGCAACGGGCACTAGTTTTGATCCAGTATGGGTTCCACATTACCCACCTCAAGGCAAGTACGCTGTTTACCCACCGTCTGGTCCAGCGGAATAAAACGCCTCCCTTCGGGGAGGCTTTATGCCGTTTCCATTAAATTTCAAATCTATATTACTATTTCGATAATCCACCCGTAAAAAAGGACAGCACTAGATGGATGCAGTAGAGAGAATTAATTTTCAAGATTTAATCTCGCGGGGTGCAACCGAAGAGATGATCGATCTGGCAGGGCAACAGTATTACGATGATCCCACTATCGTTAATGATCAAGTAATGGTTCCATGGACTTACCGTCTTGACACACGGAAGATCTTTGGTGGCCGTATGCTGCATGTTAGTGCACGCGGTAAGAACATCGTAAACTTCATGCACCGTAAAGATGAACCAATGTCTTCAGCCGATGTGCATGCTGAACTGGCGAAGTGGTTGGTGACACAAGCACACAAACATCATCCTGCATTGAGCGGGGCTAATCACATGCTGATGGATGCATATCGCATGTTGGGCTGTGATCAGCGTGTAGTTGAAGCACATGCATTGATCAAAGGTCCTCAAGGTATCATGGTCTATCGTGCACCTAAGTGGCGTCAAGACAATGAAGACACTGGTTCTGAAAAGACCATCGAATTCCTGATGGAAGATCTGAAACAATATCTTCCACAAAGCGTTCTGCCGAAAGTACGTATCGTCGTCAGCAACTACATGTCGGTATGGGAAAAGCTCTATGGTCAAAAGCCACAGCTGACCTCTTTCGTCAAACGTCTGGTGGCTGGTGTTAACTACTTCGTGGTGATCGGTGGCAGTAAAGGTGCCGTTCACATTAACTTCAACTACTGTGACGTTCTGGATCAACATACCCTTCGGCCTAACGATCACATCGTTTCCGTTCTGAAAGATTTCAACAGCAGGGATTAAAATGGCACGTATCAGTCGTGGTAAGTTTCGTTATCTGCGTTCACTCGTAGCTGAAATGGCAGTGTATGCAGATCGGTTCTTCAAGATCACTCCTAAGAACAAAAGTATCTGGGAAGGCATCATGAATGAACCTTTGAAAGTGGGTGATCGCATTCGCATGAGTCACACCAAAATGACCGACGCTCAAATAAAGGCTTACGGATGATATCTAAAGGAAAGCTCCGACATCTTCGTAAGCTGTACCGTGGACTCATGCAGCGGAAACGGTTCATCGAAAACATCGCTTGGCAGTGGGAAGCAGAGTCGATCAATGGTCGAGTCTATACCCCTGAAGCCACTCGTCGTGCTGCTGAGGACTTCCGTGCTAAAGGTGGTTTCCAGTGGCAAGACGTACGTAACAGTTGGGCGTGTGATAACGAGCTGCACATTGTTATCGAGCATCCAAAGAAAAATAGTGACTACACGATCCAGTGTGGTAAGCATCGAGAACCACAACGGGACAATCCGAATTGGTTTGAACTGAATTGTGATTGGCATGGTCGTCCGATAATTAGTCGTCCAATGACCACTGCTGAACTCGCAGATGCAAACCGGTTTACAGCATACTTGGATGCACTCGGTAACTGTAAACTCGAAGATACTCTCATGGTGGGAATTAACCGACGTGGCAAAGAAGATCAAGAAGCAGTTGCGACAGTATCTGCTATCGCGTCTGGCGATCCTAGCTCACGATAAGAAAATCGATGAGTGGGTTGCACAACAAATGGTTCTTAAAAATCCATGGTTGTGGCTGTGTAAGGCACGTGACCACGTGAGACGGCAAAAAGAAGCCCGCCTCTATGCAAGAGGTTGGCGTGACCGTGAGCTGTATGAAATGCGGCGGCGCGGCGCTTACTAGTTTTAACTAGAAGCAAGTGGTACTTCGACAGAAGTAGATAAACTATTTAAAAGCTTTTTCTTAAAAGAAAAATGTATATAAATAGTAATAGTATGTGGGGGGGACCCTTTGGGGGGGTCCCATATACTATTTCATTATTATTTAGTAATCAACAATTTACGGAAAAAGGGTTTCAAATGTCTTACATCAATCCAGACCTTCTCGGCTTCAATGCCCTCCTGCAAGACGCTATCGACCGTGGTGATGCCATCGTGTTGACCATCCTCACCGATGACCGCCAACGTCTGAGCATCGTGCGTAAGGAGTCTAACGATGCAGCTGAGTGATCTGCGTAATCTACTGCAAGGTGTTCCAAACACCGCAGCTATCACTTCCCGTAACAAGAGCCAGATGTTTGGGTTGTGTGATGCTAGCGAAAAGGTTTCTATCTTTGCTCTTGAGTATTCGATCGAGATGAAGTCTCGTGAGCGCGTGGACACTGTAGCACCAGCGTTGATCTTTGATGGATTCCGTGAGCGGGATGATCTCAAGGGTGACCGCTACCTAGAACGTAAAGATTCGTGCCTTGCTATCCACGATGTAATTCGCAACGCGGGTTACCAAATGGTATCTGCTGTGTGGCATGCACATTCACAAGGCGATATGCTGCGCTGCGAGTATTACAAATCTAGCGGTGATGGTTGGATTGGTAGTTCGTTGTTTGTCGTGTATTCGCCAACGGATTACATGCCGGATGGTTGTGCTGTGGTATGGAACAAACATCACACTGATAAACTAGATGGGGTGTACTATACTCCAGGCTACGAAGAAGGCCAGCTGACTTATGTGGGTGTGGCTGAGATGGACGGTCGTCCAGTACGCACCGTTGATCTGTCATTCATTGAAGGAAAAGTCTGGTATGGGGATGCCATGTTCTCGGCATGGCGTTCTCAAGTTGATGGTTTCGGATTATCACGGGTCACGTCCATGACTCAGTCCGAATCACAAGAAGGTTGGAAACGGGAATACACGGGTAACCTGTGGAAAGAACTGGGTGGCTACGCTGTACAAGTAGTTATCCAGAACTACCACTTCTCGAATTAAATTACTGCCTGCCTAGGTAGTATGTAACACTGACGCAAATCATTTTCTGAAAGGTAGCAAGCATGTTCGATATCAAGACTCGCATTTACTTCTGTGGCGGTACTGGCTTCAACATCGGTAACCTCTACGGCGCAACTGGCGAGCACATTGCTTTCCTCGATTCTTCTGATGCAAACCTGAAAGACAAAAAGATCGACAAAGATCGCATCTACCTGATTCCTGGCACTGATGGTGCTGGTGGTGATCAGAACTACATGATGCCTTTCGCTCGTGCTCATGCGGACGAAATGCTGAAGAAGTTCGAACCGGGTGCAGTCAACATCATCGTTGTTGGTGCAGGCGGCGGTAGCGGTGTTTCGATTGCTGTACAACTCGCAACCAAACTGCTGGCACAGAAACTGCCGACCATCCTCATCGGCGTATCGGGTACCGACACTACTCGTCGTATCCGTAACACCACTAACCTCGTGAAGAACTTGGAAGTGGTATCGCAGAAGACTGGTCAACCGGTACCGCTGGCTTGGGTATCGAATGCCAATGGTGAAGGCGAAGCTGACAACGAAGTTATCTTCCTGCTGGATGCTCTGGTAGCCCTGACCGACCAAACTAACGGTCGTCTGGATTCCAAAGATATCATCAACTGGGTTCAATACCAGAACGTGTGTGGTGTTCACCCACAACTGGTTCAGATGCATGTTCACCAGACTCGTGCCGAAGCGGCTGCTGTGCTGGAGCCGATCTCGATTGCCTCGCTGTACACCGATGCCGACAAGAACATTCCGTTCGGTCACGCATTCGTGCGTACTGTTGGTATCACTTCGAATGAAGCCAAGATGCCTTCGGACCAGTTGCACTTCATCCTGAATTCGGTAGGTATCGCATCCATCTTCGAAGAACTGGAAGATGCTCGTGTGAAGATCACTACCGTGCAATCTGGTTTCCGTCAGCGTAAGGCCGTAGTCAGCATCGCTGATGATAACCTGACCGAAGACGGTTTCGTAGCTGACTGATCATAGTGGGAGCCTTCGGGCTCCCATTTATATTTTCTTTTTGGAGGACCCATGATACCTAAAGACCTAGCAGACCGATGGATTGCACATCACGGCTATGCCAATTTTACTGATGTCAATTCCGGTGGATGCGAAATGTTCGCCCGCGAGTTTCTCTCATTGTTCCCCAAGGGAGATATTGTTGGTACGGATAATTTCGTCAGCTGGGACTATGGGAAGTGGCCTGGCGGACATGTTTGGATTTTATCCGAAGGAAAGCATTACGATAGTGAAGCGCTAGAAGGAATGGCGAGTTGGAGAGAACTCCCATTCTTTAAAAGGAGTATGGCGGAATTGAAAACAGTGACGTGGATGTCTAAGGATTGGATTACGTTGGAAGATCGACCTGGTGCGATTATTTCTATCGGTGATCCCGGTGAGGATATTCCTACCTTCGGCAATAACCCTGTGGATGTATTACGGATCGAGTGCCACGATATCCCTAATGGCATTGCAATCGAAGATCTCGATAAAACGTTCCGCCAATTCGATTGGCATGATGCTCGGAAGATCCTAGAGTTTGAGCATCGTTACAAAGACCACGACATCATCGTGCATTGTCATGCCGGTATAAGTCGTAGTTGTGCAGTGGCTTTGTATCTTGCAGACAAGTGTGGCCGATTGCTAGATGTGTCACGACCGTGTACTGGTAATGTCACGCTAGCAAATGAATGGGTTAGTAGACAACTCAGTCTCACACATTACGACATGGCGATAACAGGACGACAGGTGCATCATTTAAATGTGAGGTGATTTGTGTCAAAAGAGATGCAGCGACAAGATACTTTAGTTGCTGCCGATCTGAGGCTTGATCATTCGCCTATCACCATGATACTGAAACACGCTACACGTTTCCCTGACAAAGTGGATGGTTTTGTATTCGCTTTCGAACAAAGCGGATTGATCCATTACGACATCGTAGACGTGTGGCGTTCAGTCAATGGCATGCGAGTGCGTATACCTCGGTTTCGTTCACATCCAGTTATCGAGGAAAGACTCAGAAAGCGGCAGTACAATCGTTGGTACGTTATTGGGAACGGGTATTTATTCCCCGTGCAAACTGCCAAGGTTGATGATTTAAAAGACCAATTCTATTTCTTAACTGATAGTGACCCTACCTATCGAACAACAACCATCCTAACGGAAGAATGTAAGTTCCTCCGAAAGAAACCCCTGCTACAATGTCGTGTGGTACGACCGAGTTGGGGCAATGAATTAATCTGGAGCAATCGTGGCAATTCGAATCAACAGTCCGTTCAAAGCAAATAAAAATCGTTCCGGCGGACTTGTTCGTTATGCAGCAACTATCGTGATCATTGGCGTGATCGGTTCAATGGCTTGGACAGCATTTGATAAGTTCATCCAATACGGACGAGCTGATGTCAAAGAATCCCGTGCCAATAAAATCATCCGTGACGTAAAAGAAGAACAATTCCGATCATGTCTCAGAGAAGCATCTGGTCAGGTCGGCGTAGCATCTACAACACAGATAGACAAGTGCAAGCAAAAGTTCTTGGATGAATAAACATAAAGCCTCCCCGAAGGGAGGCTTTATGCTGTATTTTTTTTTGTGAAAAGTGTTGACTCATTCCCCGAACCTGTTATACTAATCACAAGTAAACAGGAAAGAGGGAAACACAATGAAGCAAAAGGTACTCCACGAAGCAAACCGACTCAGCGACAAAATAGGGACACACCAAATAGGAGATTACAAAGTAGTGGTACAGAAAGACAGACTCATGGTTTACGTAGAACGAGATTGGGTGGCAAAGATCGACTTAAGGACACAGCAAACAGTGATAGCACATGACCCAGTCCTAATCTTAGATGTCCTCCGATCTCTCCCCTAGCGACAAAAAGGCTCCCCGAAAGGGGAGCTTTTCATTATGGTGCAGCCATGATCGTACGGATGTGGTGACGGTTACCTTCAGGGTCGTTGAAGTTCCGAGAGATCTTCCGCCATTTCTTGAGTTGCTCTTCGTACAGTTCCTCAGCCTCAGACCATTCATAGATCTTGTCTTTATAGACCCCGAGTTCTTGACCGTACCGGAGTTGAGCATCACCCATCTCTACATACGTGGTGTTGTAGATATAGGACTTCACAGCGTACTCTACCAACTTAGAGAAAGCAGGGATAGCTTGTGGACGGATGTTCAACAGCTCATCATCATTACCCAGACGGCACGACAGATAAGCCGCAGGGGATGGGACGTAGATATAACGAACCATGATGGTGTTGTGGTTGATCAAGTTGATGTAAGATGTCTGGGCTACCGGGATACGGCGAGCAGCATCTAGCACCTTCATGGTTTCAGCACCCATAACCGATTGGTTATAGTTCATGGCGTAACCAGAGTTCTGATAACCTAAGATACCGAAGTGGATATCAAAGACCTGAACAATAGGACGCTGCTGGGTGTACTCATCAGGAATGTAATAGATGATCGTGTAAGGATCAACGTATTCCTGCTTCACTGGGAAATCCAGTGGGATGTAAGTTTTAGTGCCACCGATCAAATCGATGTCGGGCATGATGCGCCCTTCGATCACTGCTTCCCGAATACGGGTTTCCAAGGAGATAGCTGCACCACAAGTGGATTCAGCACTATACATGTCCTTGTTCTTAAAAGCATCGTTCAAGATCTGAGCTGGGATCTTAAACTTGAGATCGGAGAGGGCTTTAGTAATGGCGTTCATCTCAGACGTCCTACAAAGCGGTTTTTAGAGGGTTTCTCTGTAAAGTAATACCTGAGGTCGGTATAATATACAGAAGGGCTTACAAACGATAAAGCTGGCGATTACATGAAATCTCAAATCTATATTATCATTGGGCGTAATATAGAAGGGGTACACTAATGTACGGTAAGGAAGGCGATGTTCTGTGTTGGGACATTTCGCACATCATGGGATTGCTCAAAGAACACCCCAGTTCACAATTAGTGATCACTCGTGCGATTCGTTATCACCACCATATCGAACGTATCACCGAACCAAATCCTTATTGGGATTCGTTGGTTGATGACTTCATTTGTTATTCAATCAATTCGTTCCAAGAAGTAATCGTGGGGGACTTTAACCCACAGCGAGTAACGCCCCAAGAAATAACTTGGTTCAATATGAACGACAAAGCCCGGCGTGAACTGTGGCTATTGCTTAGAGCATTCGGCAACAATTATGCAGGGTCGATGGTCAATTACGCACGTTATGGCGGAGTGATCTATCTATACGCACAAACCAATTAATCGGAGACACCATGTCGGACAAGAAGTTTGTAATGTTGGATACTCGACATCAAGTCAAAGTAATTCAAGATTACCTCGCTCACTTTCATCAGCAACAACCTTTGGTGGGCATGGTCCAACCAACCAAAGCAATGGCATTAAACATGGTGCAAACCATTGTCGCCGAGATAATGGAATTCAAAGACAAAACCACACGGGTTAACCCTACGGATTGGGATGTAGTGCGTGCATCTATTCTGTTCGGTGTAACCCCAGGTCAGATCCTGCACCGCCAAGTCAAGTTCATTGAACGACTGTTCAACCATCAACAGATCAGCACGATCTATGATGACTTGAAACAACAGATCAATGCTCATGAGAAATACACTTCCTACAATAGCTGGGAAGTAATCAATACCGGTAGCGTTATCGGTTTGGCTGAAGTCGGTGATCGTCGTATCCTCCATTGGGAAATGTTGGAAGACGCACAGGAAGATCGTTACGTCACACTGGACTTGTCCCGAGTCTATGAAGAATTCAGTAAAGAGTTCACCAAGAACTTTGGACCATATCCCGCATCACAGATGTGGGCCATGATTGTTAAAGCCGTGATGGACATGTTCCCGCAACTCCATCGGATCGATAAGTATCAAGAGCTAATCGATTACGACATGGCGGCTGCGTATGGTATTCCTGACCTGACCAAGTGGTTGGATGATTACCTGCGTCAAGTGTTCGCCACATTCAACATCGCTTCTTTCGGCCAGTACATTGTCGAAGGTGCTAAGCACGACTGCAATTTCTTTGAGTCATCGCAATCGATGTGTATCGTAGCTGACAAAGAAGAGAAAGTGGAAGTTGACACCGATGCAGAACTTGCCAAGCAACTGATGCGTGGTGATTACTTGCCAGAAGAAGAACGAATCCGTGCTGAGAAGTACCTGTTAGAAAACATGTAAGGCCCCCTAGTGGGGCTTTATGCCGTGAGGTGGATATGGCTAAGCCCCAGGTGCCGAAATATGTGGTACCTTCCCAAAATGCAGTAGCAATGTTTACACTGGAGGATTTCTATGGAATGAATCATCCGTTCTACTTGGACGTATTCGTGGAACTTGGTGAAGACCGTGATGCTATTACAGATCTAATCGCCAATGCGATCATACAAAAGAACTGGGATGAACCCGATCAGTTCAACGAGATGATTGCGCTACAACTCGGGTATATGAACATCGATGCAGACGAAACTGTGTTCTATGGTAAGGTGACACAACTTGTCCGTAGTATCTGCATGAAGTGTTCCCCACATATCCTCGGTAAAGATCTACTGCTGCTAGAAGCAGTAGAAGACACCGAGTGGGTTAACATAATCTATCGTGAAACTATGGAGCCACAACCGTGCATCACACTACCGTCTTCAGATTCGATAAACAGACCTGGTTCCCCGGATACGAGAAAACCCGAAAGCTACACGCCAGGGTCTTTGCACGTCCAGCACATAACGGAATTGGACCCGGTGGATTTCTCGATGACGTTATCGAATGGATCCTAGAAGCAAACACGCATTACCGTAGTACAGGCGAGATCCTGACGTTTCATTACGTGCCACGCCTAACGAAGCACAACAAGCACGCACTGGCGTATGAACAAGAGTTCCTAACCATTGCATTAAAGCTATGGGGAAAGCTTCCTAACACCGTCACAGACATTTTCCCGGTATCAATGAATGATTCCCAACACATGTACTTGTTGATCACTTATGACAACACACAAGAATCTCTGGAAATGCCGTTGGCTGTAACGCAACTAACGGTAGAACAGTTCCTGAGACCTAAGAAGAAAGTACGTGGCCGTAAACAGGATATGAAAACCGTATAAAGGTGCAAGATGAATCAATATCAGCCACAAGGCGAGAACGTAGCCGTAATGGTTTCATTCGCCACTGTTCGTGTACCCATCAACAAGATGGTCAACGTCCTGGAAGGTGTATCGAATAACACGGTATACCCGATGGACGAAGAAGCTATTCGTACCATCATCTACGAATGCTTGAATGAATACATGAAGTTCACATTGCCCAAGATACCTATGGGTGAGAACTGTTCATTCGAGTTCTATCTGGACGATCGATTCAAAGCACTGGCCAGAATCATCAATCCAGCTGTTACTGAGCTTAACCCGAATCCTGATAAGCGCTTGATGATGTTCTTGAATGCCCAGTGGGCAATCGCATGCGCCGAACTCGGTAGACAATTACTCCCAGGGATTCGTGACCTGAATGCACATAACCAAGATGTTGACCAAATCCAGATGTTCCGAGTGGACGACAACAAGACGGGGATGTATGTGTTATCCGGTATCACCTACGATGAAGTGGACTCGGAATCTGAAGAGGGCTTGTGATGTATAGTCTCCACACATACGACGTTGGTATGTTTGGACATATCTTCATTCCTGGTTATCCTTTGCAGTCGATTGGTATCAGCCACTGGATTATTGCGGTGGCTGTTGAGAATGCATTGCGTGATGAAAACAATTCCCTCCCGATCTTTAATGAAATTGATTGGGCGATGGAACATTATTTGAAGGACAACATCTACGCCATAGCAGATGAAACCCTCAGATACATCCGTGAGCAATGCTTTTGTTATTACACCAATGTACACAACTACTTCTTCAAATTCAAACCAATAGAACTGGTCCATACTCCTGATCACAGAAAGGAGGTGGCTGTCGTCTTCAAGGATTCACCATGAAACACCCCGAACCACAACTGACCTACACTGTCCTAGAATCTAACGCGGGTATGAAATTCGCTGAACGATTTATGGAAGAGTCGATGCATGATCCTGAGCGTGATACTTGGGTTGAAGGAAACGTGCCATTGCGCAGGGCACTGGTGAATAAGTTCCAGAAACTAGTAATGGACCTATTCTGTGATGAATTGTTTATGGAGACTATTCTAGAGTCCCCTGATGAAGAACTCTCCCAAGATATGCTCGATACGTTTGCGATCTATCAGGAGTTCATTGCGAAGTTCCCTAACTACGACGTCATTGCAATCATCCCGATGAACCTGGCTGGTACCATTGGATTCGTAGTGCAGAACAAACCTATGAGAAAACAATCATAGGTTCGCAGCAATGACACAAATCACTGACATTACCGAAGGTACTCGGGTGAGCTTTGAAGTTTACCCGACAGCGTACTACGCTAATGAATTCAAAGACGTAACACTTGAAGGGATCGTGACTCCAAAGGTAGCACAACAACTGGGGTTCGATCTGGATGCAACACACCAAAACGTTTATCCGGTACTGACTGCCGCTGGCGTATCCGTACCAAATGACCCACGTCAATACAACTACGCTTACGTCACATTTGACGGAGGCCAGTTTACATTCGTGGGTGTCCCATGTATTCGTCCTGGTACAATCGTATCGTCCGATGGTAAAACATTGACCCTGGTATTCCAGGATCGGGATGACCGTCGTCGTCGTCGTATTCTTGAAGCGATGTCTGCTATTAACGAGACACCGAGTTCGCAAGTTTGGGAATAAAACGCCTCCCTTCGGGGAGGCTTTATGCCGTTTTCTATTGGAGGATTTATGGAACAAACCCACCGTAAGTTTGACCTTAACAACATCGACTTCAGTGCTGAAGAAGTAGAGACCATCGTAAAGCATGTGTTGGACTTGGATTACAGGCCAGCCGGGTGGTACGACTATTCGTTCATCTGGTCAACGGACCATACCGGTAACCGCCATGTCTTCTTACAACTGGGTGATCATGAGCTGGCGTTCCAGGTAGAACATACAACACTCCTTTCTACTATGAAAGATTTCCGAAAAGCATTCGGTGGGGATGGTATCAAAGATGAACAAGTAATCGATAAGCTTGCTCGTTATGATTTCCATCGTGCATTGAAATACCCACTCGTTGCTTACTACCAGAAAAAGATAGCTGAACTGTCGAGGTTCTAATGTGTTTACCCCCACCAGGATTCTTCGGTACACGTCGTAAGACAAAAGCGGAACTCGCTGTTGAACAACATCGTGACCGAGCACGTACCATTCTGAATGCGCTGAAGAAGCACCAACCGAAAAGAGGCAAAAAGAAATAATGGAACCAATCACCGTAGTGGTACCACTGAAAGCTATCAATTTCACCGCTGCTGAAGTCGGTGAGTTCATCCAGCATTACACTGGTCGGTTGCCATCCCGGATGAACGAACTTGAAATCATCTGGCATCTAAATCAGAAAATGGATCGTTGGATTTCCATTCGCGTAGCTGGTACCGAATACGTAACAAAACAGTTCGAACCTCACTACCGCGAAAACCTGATGCAGGTTTGTCAGTGGTGGTTGGATAAACCAGATCATGCAGCAGCCATAGATGTCAAGCGTTTTATTGCATTGGGTTTGACCGAAGCATACAAGGAAAAAATCCAAGGGTTGTGGGACCGATAAAGGAATACGTACAAGCGTAATACTCTGTGAATGTTTGTTGATTGATACTCTTGAAAGTGCTACTTCGGTAGCACTATTTTTTCCTGAGAATCAGACAACACCTACAGAGGTGTACGAATGGCACTGCCAGAATTTCCTAACCCTTTTATGTTGCCTGTGTCCGCGTACGCGCGTGACCTTGACATCATTGAAGGTGCAATTGCTGACAACGCAAGGTACTTGCAACTGATGACACAAGCACCGTACGAACAATGTGCGGTGTGGGTGCGTGAACAATTCCGTACTAACGGACAGTTCCCGCTAGTCGATCCCAAGACGTATGTTCTCGACAAGAACATGCAGGGTGATCGTTCGAAGAAAGTAACCACGTTTATGGGTTTCCTAAAACGTGTTGAGAAACAAAACTTGCTGTTGTCGCCATCGTTGACAGCATACCTACCAGAATCGGTTCGTCAATCGACTCACGCCATCTATATTAAAGAAGGTGTGGCAAACCGTAAGAAGGTTAAAGGTCAGCAGATGGATGCTGAGATGGCTGGTGACTTTGAACTTGCACAAGTCCGAAAGGGTGAGCAAGAGAACTTCAAAATTAACAATAACTCCTACTCAGGAGCTACGGTTAGTGCCGCCACCATTCTGTATTACAAATCTACTCACTCCTCATTGACTTCGACTTGCCGGACCGCAACGTCCTATGCAAACGCAAACAACGAGAAGTTCTTGATGGGTAACCGTCATTATTACAACCCAGAAGTTACTAAGGCAAACTTAGTCTCTATAATCAACTTGACAGACATGGATAAACTCCAGCTAGCTGTCGATAAATACGGGTTAGTGTATCCGAGTCCAGAAGACGTCGTTGAGATGGTTCTGTATTCGTCCAAGAACTACTGGCAGAACCGAGTTTATACCGAGCACATCCGTCAGATGGCTATGGGTATGACTCCGTTGCAACGAGCTGCAGTTATGTATGTCGGTGACCTGTATCACCTGAACAAACACAACCCAGTTCCTGCACGTCGTTTCTTGGAATCTATTTCTCAGGTTGGTGATAACCAAAACACCATGACCAAAGAGGAATACGATAGTATTCGTGATGGTGACTTGAAACTGCTGGTTAAGTTCCTCTGCTTCGAACAAGTTCGTGGTCGTTCTGATGAACGTATTGCGAATGAGAACCCAGAAGTATTTGATCTGTTGCACTCGACGTGTAAAGGTGTAGTAGATGGCTTGGACTATCACCGTGAACTGATCGATGCGTTGTACCTCACCAAGTGTATTCCTCACTCGATTCATGCATTCAAAGACTCGTATCGTCGGGCTGCTGTTATCTCCGACACTGACTCTACGATGTTTACAATGCAGTTCTGGGTAGAAGAGTTCCATGGGCGTATTTGCTTTACTCCAGAAGCTAAGCGTCTAGTGTTTGGTTTGGTGTTCCTGGTATCCGAAGTTGTAATGCACATCCTGGCGATTCAATCGGCCAACATGGGTGTAGCAGAAGACAAGCTTCGTCTGCTGGCAATGAAGAACGAATACTACTTCGCCGTGTTGTCTTTGACGACTCGATCGAAGCACTACTTTGCATCGCAAGATGCGGTAGAAGGTATCATGTTCGAAATGGCACGTATGGAAGTTAAGGGTGTAGGTCTCCGAGATTCTAAGGTTCAGCCTTTTGTTAACAAGAAGGCTAAGAAACTGATGTTGCACATCATCGAATCGGTGAAAGCGGAACAACCCCTGGATCTGCCAGAGATCTTGAAAGACATCGCCGATATGGAACGCAGCATCTACGTATCGGTACGGACTGGTAAGGCCGAATACCTGACGACGGGTCAGTGTAAGAAGTCTGATGCATACAAGTCTGAAGAAGACAACGACACCTACAAGAAATACCTGTTCTGGAAAGACATCTTCTCTCCAGCGTTTGGCGATATCCCACCACCTCCATATTCGTTCTACAAAATCTCCCTAACGGCCAGCAACCGTACGAAGATGAACGAGTGGTTTGATGGGTTGGAAGACAAGCGTCTGGGTATGCGTCTGAAAGAATGGGCTCTGGCTAACAAGAAGACCTCGTTGACATCGGTCAACGTACCGGCTGCTGTAGTAGAGAACATGGGTGTCCCTGAAGCAATTACTCGTGTAGCGGATGTACGCACGATTATCTCTAACACCATGGGTGTGTTCTATTTGATCATGGAATCGCTTGGTATCTTCCTGATCGATGCAGACAACTCCCGTTTGATTTCGGACTTCTATTGATGGATCTGGATACTGTTCATCCCATGCCTGTAGAAATACGGGCGCGGGTTCTGCAAGAACTCAAAGCAATTGAAGAAGAGCACAACGTCACGATTCTGTATGCATGTGAATCGGGTAGTCGTGCTTGGGGCTTCGCTTCTACTAACTCAGACTTCGATGTGCGTTTTGTTTACGTACCGAAGATTGATTGGCATTTAAACCTAGATAGTCAACGTCCAGTAATTGATCGACAGATCCCAGAACTCGATCTTGACATGTCTGGTTGGTCGCTGGGTAAAACCCTAGGCTTGATGCGTAAGTCTAACCCAGCGTTGCTGGAGTGGCTTGCATCACCTCTGGTGTACATGTATCGGGAAGAACGTGATGAACTGAGAGAACTGGCACTCAGTCGGTTCAAACCAGAAGCTGCACTGGGTCATTACATGGCGATGGTGTATAACACTCACCGTCGTTTCATCTTAGATGAAGAAGAAGTCATCTATAAGAAATACTTCTATTGTCTGCGTCCGATCTTTGCGGTAGAGTGGACCCGTAAGAATGGCACAATGCCTCCAACCGAATATTACAAGTTGGTTGAAGACTATGCTCCGCCGCCAGCGCTCCAACACGCCATGGATGAACTCATGCGTATGAAGCGTGGAGGTGAAGAAACTCGTAAAGGTCCACACCTGGTAGAACTCGATCGATTCATTGAGTCGAAACTCGATGAATATGGTAAGGTCATATCACCAGATACAGAGAAACCAGACGATGAACCGCTGAACGAGTTCTTCCGTCGGATTGTTCGCAAATACGATTAACTAGGGCTCTCCTTCGGGAGAGCTTTATGAGGGGTTACATGAATTCTAATTACAACATCATCTTGCGTGAAGGCGAGAAAGTTCGCTGGCGTCCGATGTGCAGTTCGAAAATACTGAAGGACGTTGGCTTAATTCGAAAGAAGTGGTATGACGCAACGGTAATAAATTGCGACCACACCAACGGACTCAGTCTACGTGTACGGAACGAAGGCGGTTACGTCCAGAACGTTCAACACTGGTCGGTTGGGGAATTCCAAGGTTGGTCCGAACTGGAAATCCTAGACGTACCGCTGGCTAAGACACGTCTGTTGAAAGACCTCGAAGAAAGCCGACTCTGTGAACAGCATCGACACAAAGCGGCAATGGCCAATCTCGACCTGGCATTTGCTGAGTTGGAAAATTACAATCCGAACAAGGTTTAATTTACTTGACAGCCCCATTGAATGTAGATGACTACGAACCGACTGAAGCCGAAGAATGGGCTGCAGCTGAACAACACCTCGAAAAGATCTATCGCCAAGAACAAGCCAGCTTGATGAGCGGCTTCGCGATTAACAATACCCTCAAGGAAAAAGGCATCATGCAAGACGTAACTCAGAAACTGGACATCATGGCTGCATCGGAACAACAAGCGATCACCACTGAACAACTGCGTGCTTTCGAATCCGCCAAACAAGCTCTGGGTGGTGACGACGTAGTAAAAGAATCCCTGGAAGAAGTCGTGGCTAAAACCCAGACTCCTACCAAACCCCTGACCAAGAAACAACTCAAGCAACAAAAGATCCTGCAAAAGCAAATGCGTGGCTACATCAAGAACGCACAGCGTCAGGCTCAGACCAGCCACATCATGAATAAGCTGTACGCTCACTCGATCCGTACTCCGCAACAAGCTCGTCAGATTCACGCTGCTCAACGCGCCAAGGCTGAACTGACTTCACTGCTGGGTCAACGTCAAGCTGAAGCATTCTTCACTGCCAAGCCTGAAACCAAGTGCCATGACTTCTTCCCTAAACCAACTGTGGAAGCTAACCCGACACTGATGACCGATGTACAGGGTCAATCGCGTACCCTGGAACAGGTCTACGAGTACTTCATCTACAAGCACTACATGATCCTCACCAAAGAAGCTGGTGAAGAACAAGATCTGGACCTGAACCTGCAAGTCGAATGGGACAAGACCAAAGTGGAAGACTACGTTGCCTACGAAGGTGCAGAAGTTGATCCAGCCGCAGTCGAAGCACAACTCGATCAAGTAGCTCAGGGTGACGTCGTTGAAGAAGAACAAACCAAAGCCGCGTAAGCAAAAGAAGCCACGCAAGAAACCAGTCGGATGGCAAGACCATAGTCTGAAAGCTGGTTCTGGTGCCGTGTTGGCGGATGCAGTATGGTCTGGTATCAAGCGTGCACAACCCAACCACCGCGAACGTACAATCTCAGAGATGTGGGATCGTTCAGAACGTATCCGTGACATCTGGGCACCTGAGTACACACCCGCTGAAGTAATGGCAGGTAAAAACGATTGACGCCATAATGGCTACCCTTCGGGGTAGCCTTATGTCAGTTCTCGAATCAGTGCTTCTACATCTTTAATCAGGTTCTGCATCATTGGAGAATTCCCATGCTGCTTAAACACTTGAGAATGGATAGACTCACGGAGTTCATGTAGAACTTCGTTGGTCTGAGTGCGATCGAAAGATGGCGCTTGTTTAACGCTATCTACCAAATACTTGATAAACGGAACTCGTGCTATTGCCAGTGCCCATTCGTTTTGCGTAGTAACTGGACCTTTCGGTAATTGCAATACTTCGTACAGTGAATCCTTCAGTAACATCGGAGTCATCTGTGCGAGTTCTACAATCATCCCCGTACGCATTGCCCGTTGACTAAGTGTATTCTTAGCCATAGCGTCTGTAACCGGGGTGAGGTCTGGAATGTAGAATGGATGCGGTAGTGGGTATTTCGTGGTAGGCATTTTGTAAGCCATACGCGATAGCCGATTGAAATACGCAATCTCCAAATAGGATTCCAAACAATTCACTAAAGCGTAAGAACCAATAAACTTGTACAGATTGATTTCTTCTGGGTCTACGGGTCCTAAGTTAGCATATACCCAATGGCGATACTGCACTAGCAACATTGGGATATTGATCGACAATACGCCATAGCCTCGACCTGGTGTTTTGTTGTTCATGATCGGCAAGTTAATGTCACTGCGCGTGTGATACAAATAGCGGAGCGGTTTCAGGTCACGCCACTTAGCTTTTAATCCAGTGGTGTCAAACCGTTCGATAGAGGAAATAACAACCTCTTCACATTGTGGACCTAATGTGGCTCCACGGTCGAAGATCTTTCCTTTATTAATAGCATCGCATAAACCAAGCGTGCGTATTAGACCTCTAGCTTGGTCTTCCACTTTCTTTGCCCATTGGGCATCATCGCTTCTGTACTCCAATACGAAGTGATTAAGAATCATTGCAATCAAATTCGTGCTGTCCACTATCTTCGGAAATCGCCGATAGTAGTTTGTTACGTCCTGGATCTGCTGTCGCACTTGGCGTTGGATATACGGACGTTTGGGATCATACGTGACCCCCTTGCTACCAATTGGGTCTTCTCGGAAGAGTGCGTACATTGTTGAGTTCCATTGCAAATAATTTCAAATCTATATCACATCATTGGATATACCGAGACTAAAGGAAACATGATGGCACCTAGTGCATTTGAAATTGCACGCAGTATTGGCTATAAAGGAACCGAAGCTGAGTTCCTCGAAGCAGTAAAGCAGCATCCTTACAATTCTTCTCCAACAAAGGGCATTACAATGGATTACGGTCAAACTGAACTCTCCCGTGCACAAGCTTGCGCTTGCGGTCAGTGCAACCAACGTTCGGCTGGTATGTCGATTCAGTCACGTCCGGCATCGGAGATTGACCAAAACCATCCCCTGCTACAACTGCTTGCAAAACAAGCAGCAGAACTCCCTCAGTTCACTGATTTCCGCCCCGTAACCCAGGCTCCAGTAACTGAAGAATCCCTCATGGAAAAAGGCAAGAAAGTAATGGCACAGTCGCAACTGCAGCACCCATCCGAAGAAGGTTTCCGTGAATTCCTGGGCATGATGCTCGGTGCTCTATCCACCGCTGATCTCGAAAATCAACTCCAAGGCAAGGGTGGTTTCTTCGATCGCCCTTCGGCTTTCTCGCCTGAAGCACAACAGGCAGCTATCACCCGTGGCCAGCGTCCAGAGAACCAAGCTGAACGCGGTATCGAACAGATCCTGCCGAAGTTCCTGACTGAAGGTATTTTCGGTGTTCCAGCCATGTCGCCGGAACAAGTACAAGAACTGATCGCTCGTTTGGGCCGTGGTGGTCCGCGTGCTAAACCTCAGCCTGCATTGGAACCTATCCCAGAAGAAGTGAAGATCGCTGCTTCTGATGAAACACTGCAGAACTTCATCACTTCCAAGCTGATCCCTGGTCACGTGGAACAACTGGCTGGTCTGCTGGCAAACTACGATGGCCAGGAACTGCTGCGTCAACAGCGCCGCGTGATTGCACGCATGCAGAAACTGATGCAATACCAAGCCCGCCCTGAGTCCATCCAGGCAGGTGCCATCAACGACATCTATGAGCTGGCGATCTTCAAGCACTACATCGCTAAGAAGGTCCTCAACCGTGAAGTCGGCGTTAAAGAAGGTATGGGTATCATCAACGAAGCAATCACTGGCATGAACACCCGTATCTTGGGTACTCAAGAAAACCAAATTGTTCAGTCTGGTGCTACTACCGAACAACAGCGTCAAGAGAAGCTGAACAAAGCTCTGGACGAAATGACTGCTCAAGTTTCCAAACTGGGCATCGGTGAAGCAATGCAGCGTCTGCGTGGTGTTGCTATCGAGTTCCTCGGTGAAGATTCTACCGAAGAAAACGTCAGCCGTCTGACTGGCGAACTGCTGGATCAACTCGGTATCCGTGTACTGAACCGCCAGCGTCAACAGAACCCACAAGTTCGTACCGCGTTCGATGCCGTGTTCTCGACTAGCCAAGCTCGTCAAGACATGCACCAGTCTCACCTTGCAGGTGACCTGGGTCTGTATGGTACTCGCGGATAAAAATACTGAGCGCTATCATTTAATACAGGAGATTGCCGAAAGGTGATTGAATGTTAAAGTGTATGGCCCACACTACAGATGGGTTTGAAACTAAATGGTGTTTGTATGTAATCATATAGCAGACAAACCCGTCTGAACCATTAGCGCTTATTGCGCTGTAGTTATATTGCCTGAGTCAAAAAAATCTCAGATCTATATAACTACTTGGACACTCTCCAGTATATGGAATGTCCTTTCTTGATCAAGAGAACGAATTCGTAAAGGAACCAGTAGCATGTCGGTAAACAAGAGCAACCAAGCAGCACAAACCCCAGTAGCAGCCGCAGCAGCCCAACAGCAGTACGTTGCACCGCAAACCCCACAACCTCAGGCAGCACAGCAAATGCAAGCACCACTCCCAGTTTCCAGCGGTATCAGCTCCATCAACTCTCGCTTCAGCCGTTCGGGTCGTGCCGATGGTAATGATGCCCGTACCACCAAAGCATTCGTCGCATTCAGCGAAGCTCGTGCCGAAGCCATCGAGCAACAAGACCTGGCTGACAGCTTCCACCTGTTCCGCTTCGACCGTACCCAGCACCAAGTAGCCATGGCTTCGATCCTGGTTCTGAAACTGGTCGACAACCGTGGTAAGCCAGCCATTCTGGTTAAGGCTCTGCCGATCGTTGACGGTTCGGTTGCCATCAAGCCGAAGACCTTCCAGATCGCCAACGGCTTCAGCACCTTCGACAAGTTCGAAGCCAAGCCAGACGCATCGGACATCTTCACCCCGCTGTACTGGTCGCGTGTCGTTGCACACGTTCGCCAAGTTACCGGTCACCCAGGTGCCGACGTATTCAACGCCGGTCCACAAGCCATCCACGCCGAATTCGATTTCGAAGACAAAGTGGCTGTCCGTAACCTGCTGATCAAGTCGGTCAACTCCGTCGAAGACACCATGGCTCGCCTGAGCGACGAACGTCCGTTCTCCCTGGCTCAAGACATGCAGTCCGCTGACGAAATCCTGGCTGCCACCATCGACTACTCCGGTGCACAAGTCGAATCGAACACCGGTCTGCCACAGCGTTCCGACCTGGTCGTGACCCTGCAGCGTCGTAAGAAGCAAGGCCAGAACGTTCAGGAAAACGAGTACTACGATGCTGACTCCCAGCTGAACTCGGTAGCCATGTTCGTCGACCTCGAGTACGCGCCTCAGCAAGTACAACAAGTCTACGGCATGCCACAAGGTCCAGTACCTGCTCCGTTCATGCCTGCTCTGGTCGTTACCGCGGTCAAGCAAGCTAACTGGATCATGGCTAACACCCCTGAGATGTACTTCTTCTCGCTGGGTAACGCCTTCCGTGCAACCAACGGTCAAGGCTGGGCTAAGCAGTTCCTGCCAACCATCGGTCGCATCAAAGATCCACGTGACATCGGTGCTGTCGGTTACCTGACCGCTGCTGCTACCAAGGTAGAGACCAAGTCCGATACCTTCACCGAAGCAGACTTCGCTGGTCTGATGTTCTCCCAAGTGCAACAGCATCCAGTCATCATGCTGGACCTGGACCGCATGGGCGACAACTCGTTCATCGAAACCATGATCATCGATTCGATGGGTGGCGTGAACGAACAAGCTGCTAAGGCTGGCATCATCCGCATCCTGTGCAACCTGTACGGTCGTGATAACTTCACCTCCGTGTTCGACATCGCCAACGAGTGGCTGTTCCGTCCATACGGCACTGACTTCCACCTGGGCTACTACCCTGACGAAAACGGCGAGAAGCGTGACCGCCGTGACCTCGACACCCTTTACGCTCTGAACGCGTGCGACGGCGTCGTTGCTGAGTTCATGGACTGGTACGGTGCCAAGTGCAACCCGAACGTTCACCCTGAAGTTCGTCTGAAGAAGTCCGAGCAGTACGACAAGCAGTACCTGGGCAACGTGACCTACGCTGGTCGTGTTACCCGTGCCATCATGAACCCGAAACTGGTTGCAGCTATGGACGCCGCACAGCAGAAAGCTGGCATCGCGGTTACCATGGACAACATCGGCTCCGTGTTCGGTGGTCAGCGCTTCCAAGGCAACATGGGTCTGGCTGGCATGAACGTTCAAGGTGTTGCGAACGTTGCTACCTACATCCAGAACCAAAACCAGCACCTGCCACAAGTTGGCGGTTCGACTGGTCTGATGTACTAAGATCTGGCACCGGTGGTAGGGTGCGCGATTAAGATCGCCCTGCCCCATGACGAGCTCGTGATCCTAATCGGGTCACAGTGTCCTCAACCACCAACAACCGGGAAACTGGTTGGTTAGATAGATAGGAATGGCTCCCTTCGGGGAGCCACTCTTATTTCTTTTTTGTTCATTGTGTCGAGGTAATAATTGGGACTACATGCGGAAATCGTAGACCATGACGAAATGCTGGCGAGCCAAAGAGGTTTAATTAAGTTCGCAAACGACTACAATGCATCCAACACCGAATCGAAAGAAGAGTTCCAACGAGCTCTGTATTCTCACTTCGACAACGTAGATGCTATTGAAGTTTCAGCAAGTTGTGAATGTGGTCACTTAGACGAGGCTTATGACCTCGGCGTGATCTGTGAAGTGTGTAGCACACCTGTAGTATCCACAGCTAGCCAACCCATCGTTCCATCGATGTGGCTGAGAGCACCAGAAGGTGTACGATCAATGATCTCGCCTGAGCTGTTGATCATGCTGTTGGGTCACATGCAGGGTAAGGAGTTTAACTTCTTAGCGTACTTCATGGATACGACGTATCAGTTTGATGCGAATACAATCTCTTCCCGTGAAACAGACCGTAAAGTAAAACGGTTGCTGCAACAGAACATTCCGAGAGGCCTGAATAACTTCATCGATAACTTCGATGCAATCATTCGGTTCTGTATGGATGTCGGTATCATCGGTACTGGCAAACACGAGTTCTATGAATTCCTCGTACAGAACAAGCACAAGCTGTTCCCACAAGCAATCCCAATTCCAACCAAACTGTGTTTCGTCGTAGAATCCACCACATCGGGTTCGTATATCGACAAACCAATTGGTCCAGCAATCGATGCTGCATTGACTATGGGTGGCATTACACATAGTCCGATTCCGCTGAAACCAATCACTGTACAAAACCGTGTTGCAAAAGCTTTGCTGTTGATGGCAAAGTTCCATGAAGATTACGACAAACAACGAATCGCTCAGAAGCCTGGTTTGATTCGTCGTCACGTACTGGGTGGTCGACTCAACTTCACCGCTCGTGCAGTAATTACTTCGATCTCTGCACCGCATCGTTATGATGAACTCCACATCCCTTGGGGCGTTGCATGTCAGCTGTTCAAGTATCACATCCTGAACAAGCTGAAGCGTCAAGGCATGACCACGATGGAAGCCCTCAGCTTCCTCTATGAAAACGTCTTGCAGTATAACGATCGCCTGAATGCGATCTTCCTGGAACTGATCGCTGAATCGCCTAACATCGGTCCAGCCTGTACGTTCCACCGTAACCCGACTCTGCAGCGTGGTTCGACTCAGCAGTTCTTCATCACGAAGATCAAAACAGACCTGACCGATAACTCGATCAGTATGTCTGTGCTGTGTCTGAAAGCACCTAACGCCGACTTCGACGGTGACCAGCTCAACCTGACCCTGATGCCAGATAACTATCTGACTGACGCGACTGAGCGAATCGCACCACACACGTGGGTACTGTCGATCGACGATCCGCATGAGATCTCCGGTAACCTGGAACTGCAAGGTCCTGTAGTAGAAACCATCGTGAACTATGCTCACGAAGACTATCTGCCACCGCCGCCAGATGAATGGCGTCACCTGCTGGACGAGTAAACATGAAAGTGAACAATCGGCATAGCCCCGAGATGTTCACCACATGCGACACAGTCACCATCTATAGGAGCTATCCTACAGGTGTATGGGTTGTAAAAGAAAACGGGGTCGAGTACCCCGTTTTTGTCGTCTTGGGTGGATATACCTGGTGCATGTTAAACGGAACGTTTGAGGTTGTGTTTGAAAGCAACTTCCAACCATACACCTTCAATGTCAAAGACCATGTTATTCAGGTGATTCTGTCGCCTGATAACAAGCTGCTGGACGAATACATCTTTGTCAAGAGTAGTCCGTACATCAATCACTTTGTAAAACGACGTGAGCGTGACGGCGAAATCGAAGAGGTCGGTATTAGTCATCACTTTGATTACCCGAAGTACGGATCTGGAAAAGATGGCGGTAAGAGAGCACAGGAACGATACGTACACCGTGAACTCCATCCATGTCATGACATCATTACGGGTGAGTGAATGTTTGTCAATGAACTGAACTGCTATCCACCTGGCACTGAAGGGTTCATCCTAGTGGGTTCTCGTTATCACTTATGGTGGGTACGAGGAAAGATCTGGGGACGGGTGTGTAATCATCGTCGAGCAATTGATGAAGACGGCAATCATTGGTTCTTAGATGTAGGTCATCAGTTCGCATTAGAACCAGAGTGGCCTGATCGAAAAGTCAGACTGTACCAACTCAGCAAGATTTAACTCACGTCCCTAACTGTATACAGCTAGAGTGATCCAATGGATCTCAGATCTATATCACTTATGGGCACAGACAAAAAAGGGGAATTCCTATGATGCAAGCACATGGTGTCGATTTGTTAGACATCTGTGCAGGTGGACATTTGGATATGGGCACTCAGTCTTGGCTGGGTGATCGTTCTGATGCACTACGTGCAACAATCTCAACAGCAGCACAAGGCTTCTTCAATCAAGCGGCATCTCTGTACACGATGATCTCGACTAGCGATGCAGTTCAGGCTCTGCGGAACCTGACAGTCAAAGCTGAGAACGCGTGGCAATCGAACACGATCACGTATCTGAATTCGATCGAGCAGATTCAAGCAGCACCGATTGTAATGCAGCGGTACATCATGGCTCAGGAAGATCTGCGCAAGATGTATCTCAATGGTGAAGTCAGTGGTTATGGCGAGACCTATGAGAACCTGCATGGCGATGGTGTTGGTGCTAAGCACTATGATTGGCGTCGAGTCATGGATGGTATTGTAACCGTTCAAGATGAAGGCTTCCAATATACGCAGTATGTCGAAGATACTCGAGACGATGCTGAACTGACCGTCTTCGAGAAAGTAGACATTCTCCGTACCTGGAATCAGATTCCAGATATGCTGAGCGCCGCTGAAATGGATCCGACATCACCTGAAGGGTTGATGTTGGGCTAACAACATAAGAGCCTCCCTTCGGGGAGGCTTTTTGAGGGCTTTATGTTTAATCCAAACAAACCTGTATATCAAATCGGTTGTGACGATGGTGGCGGTGGTGGTTACAACTACAGTCATACGCAGCTAGCGGCACTCCGTCGAGAATTGGAAAACCCGCCACCACCAAAATATCTGCAGTTGGAGCTGAAACCCGATGATGCTCGATGGACCATCGGTAATCGTTCTGAACTGACGATTGATCTCAGTGGTTGTGATTTCCAGCCTGTTGTAAAACCAGGTGAAACATTCACGATTAAAGTACTCGACCTCTTTATTGAATGCGAGAGAATCCGCAACCTCTTCGCAATCGTCAAGATCACAAACAACCATGGGGCTGTGTTTAACACACTGCAAGTTCCACACACCCATAAACTGGCATCGATGCTGCGGGTAACTACACTCACCCCAGCAACTTCTTTCTATAAATAGGAAACACCATGATTGCACCAACTGGCACTGTACCAACCCCAACTGCAAAGAAACGTGGCATCCGTGTATTCGAAGAAAATGAATCGTTTGCTCTGGTCTACAACACCGAAACTGGTCATTACGATATCTACTTCGAAGGCAAGCAATACGAAATCCGTTTCGTCCCACCTGCTGCATTCAAGAACCTGGTGAATCCTCTGGCCGCCGGTATGAAGCATACTTCCGGTCGTCACACCTTTACCCTCGAATTCGAAGGTGATCGTCTCGTATCGATCACCAATGATGGTAACGATGCAGCAGAAGGCGAGAGCGTCAAACTCAGCCAGTCTGTGCAAGTTACCTTCGGCTCTCCAATCAAAGATTGGATCCGTGTGTTGGCAGAGCTGCCTGTTGAAAAGGCTCTGCGTCTGAAGTAAAACCATGGGGGCTTCGGCCCCCTAGCGTTTATTTTTTCTTTCGGCTTACTCTATGACTCAACGAGAGAATAGGGTAACCCAATGGCTGAAAAATATATCCCGACGATGGGATTGAAAGGTTGGATCGACCATCCCGAAGATAAGGCTGACTACATTATCGCCTGCTTTATGGAATCGAATCATTCGATGACGGTAACACACCGTGATCAAAACATCACTTTGCAATACCTGTTGAAGATCTATGCTAACCGCATGTTGGATCTGGAAACAAAGTTGCAAGATGAACTCGATGCCAAACTAAAAGCAGCGTTCAATGCTGATTCATATGCCAACGTGACAGTTGTGGAGGATGCAGAAAAACCTTCACAATACACGATCAACTTCACCGGGTACGTCGTTACTGACAGCAAAACATTTACCGTGGGTTGGATGGTACAATTCCAAGACTCACGTGTACTCAAAATCGCTAAATTGAATAACGGTGTATAAATGCAACATACTGACCAACTGTTCATCGAAAAACCAGAAGAAGTCGCACTGTCGCCAGAAGACGTAACCCTGAAACGTCTCGCTCAATCGGAGATGCGTCTGGCTGCCCTGGAGAAACGCAATGCTTCGCTGGAATCCAGCTTCAAAGAACTGGTAGATCTGGTACGCACCAGTGAGCTGGCATTCACCAAGAAAGTAATGCAAGCCTTCGGTGGCGTGTTCCATAACCTGTCTGACCAACTGCTAGCTGCCGCTGCATCTGAACCAACGGCTGAAGACTACGCCGCTGTTGAAGTTCCAGTGGGTACAGGAAACTCGGTCGTAGTAAAACGAACCGGTGATCACCTGGACTTCTCCACCAGCCATGATCCGGAAAGTGTCATGAACACAGGTACTGAAGAACTGGCTAAATTCTTCTTGTCCAGTAACCTGCTGGCAGATGGTGAAACCAAATGGTTCCAGATCTCCCTTGCTGAAAAGGATACAACCCATGGAATTCCCGCAACCGAAGCCGGTGCAGACCCAGTCAGCGCGTGAAGAACGCATTGCAAGGGAAATGGGGGAACGACCTAAGAAGTATGCCTCAGAGATCCTTGCGGCTGTAGACAGTAACTTGCCGACTATTAATGAGTCGGCATTTGTCAAACAGGTTATTCCGTTACTGGAGAAGATCCTTGTACCGGAGAACCGTAAAAAGTATCAACGCTTCGTCGTTGATATGATGATGCCTCTCAAAGTTGTAGATGACCACGATCGAAACAAGGTATTGCATGTAGTACCACCTTTGATCCGTACGCCACGAACCACTGTTCCTCAAATGGACGGCGGGTTGTCAGTGGGCGATGTTATCCACAACATGAATCGATATCGAGATCTGAACCAACTCGGTCTGATTGACGATACCATGCGTAGTTACTTACAACGTATCACGATTCTGCCAGATACAATCGATGATATTCTTTTACCCATCCACCGTATCCTACAAGGGTATGGCAAAGAGCTCGATGTAACTGCCAACGCCGCAAACCCACTGGGCAAAGATTCACTACCTCCGTCAGCAGACAAACAAAAGGAGGCGGCGCAGTCTTTGTCTGCGCCATCCAGCTGTTTTACTGACGAAGAAGATGAAGACTGATCTAACTAAAAAGCCAGGCGTCTTTCGTTACCTGAGTTTAGGCGATGTCCACTTAGGGCATCGTTCTACTCCCGCTTCACTGATTATCCGTAACTTGGATCTAACCATTACGGATGAACTGTTGAAAGAAGTAGACATGTTGATTATTACAGGTGACCTGTTTGATCGACAACTCAACAACGGTGATGAAGTCGTGCACCAAATCAACCGATGGATGACTATGTTGATGCTTCGATGCGAAGCATACAACGTAATGATCCGGATCGTTGAAGGTACACCGAGCCATGACCGAGAGCAATCTCGTTTCTTCCCCGAACAGCGAATCAACGCTAACATCAATGTTGATCTGCATTACACTAAGAACCTTTCGATTGAGTACATCGAGAAGTTAGATGCATACTTCTTGTATGTGCCAGACAAGCACAACCCTTCTACTGACGTAACGTTGGCAGAAGTAAAGAAACAAATGGATGAACTGGGTATCGAGAAAGTTGACTTTGCTATTATGCACGGTGCATTCTCGTATCAGCTCCCAGCCATTGTTCCAGAGCCAACCCACAACGAGGAAGAATACCTCAAGTTAGTTAGACACCAGATTTTGATTGGTCATGTTCATCTCATGACTATTCGTGATCGGATTCTAGCTGCGGGTAGCTTTGACCGTATTTGTCATAATGACGAAGGCGCTAAGGGTATGTTCAAAGTCACTGTCAAACAAGACGGTACTTGGGAGAACGTATTCATCGAGAACCGAGGGGCAAAGAAGTACGTTACCTTGGAATGCCATGGCATGGATACTAAGCAACTAAACTTCGCGATCAAAGAGTTCATCAAAGGTCTCGTAAGGGGTTCCGCAATTCGTTTGCGTTGTAACCCGAATGATGTTGCTAACGGAGACATTGATGTCTACAAGAAAGAGTATCCTCAGTACGACTGGACTGTAACGGTAGATAAAGTCGAATCGAAGAAGAATACAGTCGCTGAAACTTTCCAGGCATTTGACATGTCTCAGTTCAAAGCGATTACCCGTGATTCAATCAGAGAACTTCTGGTACCGGCGTTGGCGAAGTTCGCTCCTGACGAAGCGTCAATGATGAGATGCTTGCAGCGATTGAACGAACTGGCGTAGAGGCAATACATGGATATCATCGAACGTGATGTGGGGCAGATACCGGTCAGTATCGGCACCTCTCTTGCATTCGAAGGTTTGCTGGGAATTCATCCAAATCAGCCCAAACAACCGACCAACGTCAAGACGATTCAAACCGTTTGGATCAACCTCCGAACACTGGCCCGTAACTTGTTCCAAGCTGTACCAACCGACAAAGCTCTAGAGATGGATTACACCAACTCTGTAGCGGTTCTGCTAACGGAAGTGCAAACGCTTCCGGTAGCTTTAGCACAACAAGGCTTTACTGGGAAGATCCGTTATTACCTAGCGTCTAAGGATGCAGTGAAATGGATGTTCCCTAAAGCTAACTTCAAAGAAGCAAAGACTCCGAAGCAACTAGCGTACGTAATGTTCGAGCGATTCGTCGCTATTGAACTGTACCAGCAAATGAAAGCTGCTGGTATGGACGTAATGGAGATTGACCAGAAACCTAAATCAGGTGAAGGTATTGTTGCACTCGTAACACATTACCCTCATGAACTGTTGTGGAAACCGCAGTTCAGTCGTTTGCTGTTATTGGAATCCCACACAGGGAAACTGAAAACGTATAACACCTGGTATACGAAGCTAAACGGCATAAAAGAAAATGAGTACCCCATGCCATTCACGGAGTTTACGCTCCAAGTGTTTGGTGATGGAGAACTCATTGATCCGCAGCAACCACGGAAGATTCGCGAAGAACTCAAGCAGTTATCGAAGGATAAGAAGTGGACGGGTATCACGACACCCGATAAGTTTTACCATGACATCATGTCATCCTCACAAGAACTTCGCGATCTGTATAAGCTGCTCAGGAAATAATACTGGGTAGCTTTATGCTACGTGACTAAACCCGCAAGCGCAGCGGGCATCAAAAAAGAATATCCGATCGGAGTATCAACATGTCTCAAGGCAACATTCCAGCACCAATCCTGAACGCTTTCTCGGTAATGTCCACCTGGTTGTACGCACAACCGGTACAGGGTTCGAGCAAACGTCCATCGATTCGTTTTAACGTACGCGGCAACGTGCCGACCATCGTAGTTAAGACTGGTGTTGAAGGTGACGAAAACCACGGTAAGATTGATTTCCGTATGGACCTCGCTACTTTCGCAGCAGCAATGCACTATGTGAAACAACTGGTTAACAACGTTCCTGACGTTCCTCAGAAACGTGTATTCATCTACCAAGACGATTTCTTGGCGGGTAAGAAAATGGACAAGGTGATCGCTCTGTCCAAATGGGAAATCGGTCGTGCACAAGACGGTCGTGTGTACATGGCAGTACTGAGCACCAAGTCCAGTCGCCCACGAGTTCCTTTCTACTTCGGTCCTTCGAAGTATCACAGCATCCAAAACGGTGATGGTTCTGAAATCACTCCGAAAGAGATGTCTGAAGCTTACGCTATCGGCTACCTGGTTCCAGCTGAAGCAATCGTCTACAACCTGATGGTTACCCAGTTCGACGCCAACGCGAAGAACGTAGCCAACCCAGCCAACTTCGGTGGTGGTAATGGTGGTGGCGGTAATAACTTCAACCGCGGTGGTAATGGCGGTGGTAACAACAACTACAACCGTGGCGGTAATTCCGGCGGTGGTGGTAACGGCGGCTTCCAAGATGACGGTGGTTTCGGCGACGTAATGGCATTCTGATAAAAAGCATTTAGCATCCTCCGAACGAGGATGTTCTATGCCCCGATCGTAGGACTCCAAAAAATCTCAGATCTATATTACTAATTTGCGTTAACAGCATGAAGGAAATTGAATGCAGCTTCTCGTAACAGGAATTCAGGGTTCTGGATTCACTGAAGTAACTGCGGAGCACAATGGCCAAAAGCTAACGTTCTCCACGAAGATCTACTGCAAGGTAAAGCTGAACGATCAGCAGAGGGTATTCAAAGAAATCAACAGTTACTGGGATTTCCTTGGTGACGAAAAGCAACAGAAGATCTGGGAGTCGTATCAGCGCATCCATGAGATCCTGAACATGTCTCTGGATACCATGCGTGTAGCAATGTCGCTGCGACATTTCATTCGTGAGATGTATACGCACATGCCGATGAATGGCATGAGACGTTGGTTGACCACCATGGGTAACTTGTTCATCCCAGTTGAGATCGAACGAAAGATTACTGCGGAGTCTCGCTACAACAAGAAAGAGCAAACGTATCTCGAACACGAATATATCAACCTGGCTACTTGCTCGTTGGCTATTCGTCCCATGATTCCGATCTTTGGTGAATATCTCGAAAGCAGTTCCGAGTATGACCACAACAAAGAAACCGAAGTCTTGGGTTTGTTGCACGATTGTGAAGTTTCGAATTGGCCTGTAAACGAAGTAGGTCCTCACGGCGAAGAAGTTGATACTGCCTTCGACAAACTGGCTGGCTATGTGCAGTTCTGTGTGGAAGATGAACCCACTACTCTCGGTCGACTGTGGCGCGGCATGTCCACAGTTGAAGTTCCTGTACACCTGCGATCCAAAGTGCTGGTACGTCGACTGACGATTGTACCGCTGGACGATATCACTTCGTTCTCCATCGTAGCTAACGCTTATCGTTACGTTCGTAGCATCATCAATCCGAACGAACGCACCACTGCTGAACGGGTTAATGAAAAGAAACCTGAATCGGGTGGCGATGAAGATGAAAAGACTTCGTTCCTCGAAGCACACAAGACAAAGCATCGTGTTCCACCTGGGGACATTGAAGCATTTAACTTGGATACCTTTGACTATGTGAAGTTGGCAACGAAAGTTGATCCTACGGTCGACCTGAACAAACTCCAGCTCTGCATCAATGCGATCCAAAACGTGTCAAACGTTTCGATCAACCCACACCAAGTCAAGATTGCGCAATGGGTAATGGCTAAGGCATTCCCAGCAAAAGCGTTCTACCACATTAACAAAGTGGCTGCGAACAACATGCTGGCGATCTCTCAAGCGTTGCTCTGGCATTGGGGCTTCCTGGACATTGCTGTGTTCCAGCAAGTGGAGTTGTTGAAACAAGGTGAATCGGGTTCTCAGTATCAACTGGGTTCTACTCGTACGAACTCTCGTATCCCCAACCGTTATAAAGACGAGTTGAACGAGCTGTTCCCTCACCAAAAGGCACCCCAGTATACCAATGCTGGTGTTCCAATGCGTACTGAAAACATGGCTGCTACTGCAATCAGCACAGCCACCGCGTCGATCCATGCTTCCAATTGGATCTATCGTGGACCGGATGAACTGTATAAAGAAGCTGGTCAACCAACCAGTAACAATGTCCTGGTCATCCCGCAGACAATCAAGGCCACACTGACAGAACTCGTTCTGCATCTGGGTCGTCTCAACAAGTAAGCAAGAGGTAGTTACATGTACAACGCCATGTCCGGTATGGGTAATGCAAACGTCCGTATCGGTAGTCTCGTCCTGGTTCAATCCGGTACTTACCAAGAACAACACATCCGTCCGTTCCAAATGAGCGTGACCGATGCAGCCATCAACCAACTGGTTTCGGCAACTCGCGGTGGTATGAACCTGGGGGTTGCGGCAGTGCAGGACATTGCCGGTACCATTGTTCAGCCAGCAGCAATGACCGAAGGTGCCATCAACATCAGCGGTGACGGTTGGAAGTCCCGTCGCTTCCGCGGCATGATCCGTGTTCACGAAGAACATGCTATCGTGAAGAGTTCCTCTACCCAGCGGATCTTCTTCATCTATACCGATCAGTGTGATGTGAGTTATGGCAATAACCTCGATCCACAAATGCGGGTGTATTTCAACTCCGAAACTGTCATCGCTGAAACGATGCAGAACACCCCAATGGGCTTGCAGAAGTTTGCCAAGGTAATGTCGGCAAACCAGATCGTTACTCCAGTCGACATGATGGCCGGTAACAATGGTCTGTTCAGTGCAGCATCGTCTCACCTGATCCGTCCTGAAGATATCTTCTCGATCGGTCAAACCACAGCTATCTGTGAACGTCTGCAAAACACTGGCCGGTTCAATGGTCAGATCAATCGCATGCACGATCACCGTACTATGGTTGGTGAGTGTGGAGCTTATCAGTATTCCCATCGTCAGGATACTTCTCCAGTCCGTTACGTGTCGAACACCCTGAACGCATTCCAGCATTCGGTTCGTGAAGCTGACATGCTCGGTGACGATCAGTACGGCAACGTTGCAGCTAACTCGAAAGAGCATCTGTATGGCGAAGCTCAGGCTCACGCAGCTAACAACAACATCCATACCAACACGTTCCTGGCTATCCTGAAAGAACGTGCGAATTACATGGAGCGTGGTTACGTTACCTGGGGTGAACTGTGTGCACTGTTCCCTGAACTGGTTCAGCAACACGGTGTAGCTCAATGGGCTATGGATAATGGTCAGTCTCTGCGTCGTGTAAACTTCGCTGAACACTCGAACCACTTCCACGGCGCTGACATGACTTCGATCGCAGCATCGACTCTGGCGCAAACCATTCCATCGCTGATGATGGATACGTTCCTGCGACACGTGAGTTTCGCTGTGACTAACGGTGACATGCCTGGTCAGTATCGCTTCGAGTTCCATGGCGAAGGTGTGAAGTCGATCATGGAAGGCGTAGAGATGCGTCCATATCTGATCGAGTTCGAACGTCGTCTCGCGACCGATTGCTTGAACACCATTTCGATGAACAACCAAATCCCGTTCCAACTGTCGATGTCTTCGGACTTGGCTGGTGACTCGGTAATCGATATCTCGCTGCAACACGAATCGGTTGTTCGTTTCGTAGCTCCTACTTTCACCGATGGTCTGTTCGCTCCGGTCATTACTCGCGATGCTGCCAAAGCTGGCAAGATCGCAAACGACATGCTGTACCTGGTATCGGAAGTTGTTCCGAATGCACCTAAGCAATCGGCCATCCTGGCGATGCAACAAGGTGTACCAGCCCATGATGCATACATGGTAACTCCATATACGCATCCGGTAATGCCAGCTGCAATGTACAATCCGTCTCAAGCTCAACAAGGTGTAATGAATGCTATCTCTTTCGAAGGTCTATGAGGGTATCCTGAAGTCCATGCAGTACGACGTGGACGACAGTGGTCTGGTGAGTATCATCACCCCAACCGGTACCAAGGCCGAAGCAAAAGTGAACGGTGCTCGCCTGGTCATTCCAACTCAGAAGCGTCTGCGTGATGGCTTCACGGAAGACCTGCAACCGTATCACCCGCTGTGCGAAAGCCTTTCCCGTAAAGGTACTTCGCCGGTACTGCAACACATGCAGCGTAGCGTTAAACAACATCTGGGTTTCCTGGTGTCGTTCCTGGCCGATGCTCTGGTCAAGATGTCGCTGAATACTTCCATCCATAAAGACCTGCCTCCAGAAATGTCCGATGTGCTGATGAAGCTCACCGGTGTTACTGATAAGACCCAGGCGATTCTGGATAAGCTTATCCCAGCTGCACACAAACAGAACAAACTGATCACGGTCTATCTGAAAGGTCCTGGTACTTTCCAAGGCCAGAAGGTAAACCGGGTTGCAGTTATCCGCTTCCCGATCCTGGATGAACTGGACAATGATGCTGACAAAGATCAAGTCCTGGGTGTTAAGGTTCCATCGAAACAACGCAAGGTGATCTCGAACCTGCTGCGTCTGATCGTTCCATTCGGTGATAGCCCTGAAGAATATTCGGCTGGTACTGTTAGCCGGGTTGCTCCATTCTTCACGGCATTCCTGCAAGCGTATCACAAGATCGCTACTCGTCTGAACCAATCCATCAATCGCTTCGCTGGTCCTCTGGCTCTGCCACTGAAACCAATCGAACTGTATCCGCTGGAATGGATCGAAGAGTTCCCGAAGATCTACAATCAGATCCCATCGCTGAACGGTAATGATGGTGGCACTGACGAAGTAGATAACGAATCTCAAACTGCACCGGCTCCACAAGTGCAGCAACAAGCACAGCGTCAGCAGCAAGTAGTTACGCCACAACTGTCCGGCGCAATGCCACAGATGGCCAACATGTTCCAGCATCAACAGAACACTGCACCACAAGCTTCTCGTCCAGCGTCTGCATCCGCACCGCAAAACCAGAAGCCTAAGCAAACTGTAGCTCAGCTGCTCGCAAGCACTCAGTCACAAATGCCTACGATGCAACCGATGATGCAGCAGTATCCACAGCAGCAGATGGTCAACCAATACGGTCAGATCGTTCAGCAGATGCCAATGATGCCGCAGATGAATGCGGGTGGTCAGGCTCAACTGCCGTGGGTAATGCAACAGCAGCAAATGATGCAACCGCAGAACCCGTACATGCAAGTCTTCCAACAGCCGCAACAAATGGTTCAGCAACCGATGATGCAATACGGTCAGCAGTTCCAGCAATACGGTCAACAAGCAATGGCGCCACAATACGGTTCTAACGGACTGTAACGACATATTGGGAGCCTTCGGGCTCCCAGTATTCATTTAAATTTTCTACTCATGTAGAGCCTAACAATACCATCGATCTGGTTTTGGTTCGGACGAATCAGTACTGGATTCACCGTAGGGTTGTTAGGGTTACGCATTTGCTTAGCGAATTGATTCGGATTAGTCATCCCGTTCATTCGTAAAAGAATGAAGTGGTATTCTGGTGGAATACTGCGAGATACCAGGTAACCATAAAAGTCACCTTCGTATTGATAGAAGAGATCCAATGGGATTTCCTCTCTTGCTGCAGCCTGACTAATGAGCAAGTTCAAGTGCGTCTCTAGTACTAACCTGAATGCAGGGTCATAGTACAAGTCGTCACCAGGCTTAGCCATCTTGTCTAAAATTGTGAAAGCCATAAGGGTTACCTATTGCATGGGATTTGAAATCTATATCACATCATTGGTAAACCAAAAAGGAGCAACGCTACTTGTATCAAGTCTCTGAACAGTACCAACAAAAGTTGCGCACCCGCAACATTGATGAAACACTTTTGGGCAATGCGTGTCTCGATCCGTTTTATGGAACGACATCGTCTGCACGTGGCGCGATGTTCCTATCGCACATTGGCCAATCTCCAGAGTCAGAAGGCTGCGAGCCTCGCCGTTGGCAGGCTGGTATGGAAATGCAGTTCGGTGAATACACGTTCGACGTGAAGTTCCCAGTAGACTGTGTGATCCTGAACGTAATCCGTAAGTATCCGACTTCGGGTATGGGATCTGCGATTCGCCGCAACCCAGTAACAACCATTATCTTCGAGCACTATTACGATAAGCATAAGACGAAAGACGTCCTGCATATCTCGGACTATTGCTCGTTGCACCAAGACTTCGGCTTCAAGCTGGAGAAGAACCGCAAGGTAATGGACAATCTGGTTCCTGGCCAGATGTTTGCTGCTGGTACTGTTATTGCACAAACCCGAGCTGTACGTGAAAACGGGATGTGGGGTGCAGGTGTAAACATGAACGCTGTGTTTATGTCGATGCCTGGTACCATTGAAGACGGATTTATCTTCTCCGACAAAGCTCTGGAGAAACTGAGTCCGCGTATCTATAACGACGCAATTGGTAACGCTGGTCGTAAAGCGTTCTTCTTGAACATGTATGGAGACGAGAACAACTACAAACCATTCCCTGACATCGGTGAGAAGATTCGACCTGATGGCGTGGTATTCGCATTGCGGGATCTCGATCCAGATCTGTCTCCAGCAGACATGACTGCTCGAGCGTTGATGACGTTGGACAGAACATTCGACCGGGCTACGATTGGTATTCCTGGTGCTACGGTAGTTGACATCAACATCTATCGTGACGACCGAGTAAACCCATCGCATACTCCACTCGGTATGGATGGCCAGTTGATGAAATATCACACTGCGCTGTCGAACTATTATCGAGAGATCTTAAAAGTCTATCAGACTCTCTATGGTCGTTGGAAAGATCAGCTCCGTGTAAGTCCAGCACTGCACCAACTCGTAGTTGAAGCACAGATCCATCTCCCGGTCAAACAAGACCAACGGAAGCTCTCTCGGATGTATCGTCTGGAGCCTCTGGATGAGTGGCGTGTAAGCATCACCTACGAAGCTATCAAAATGCCTGGTGGCGCTTATAAAGCTACCGACTGGCACGGTGGTAAGGGTGTAGTCTGTGAAGTGAAGCCATGGGCCGATATGCCATTCGATGAATGGGGCAATCGTGCAGACGTGGTGATCTTCGGTGGTTCGACTATGCGTCGTTCGAACTATGGTCGTCTGTATGAGCATGGCCTGGGTGCTGCTGCTCGTGACCTGGTACAACGCCTGCGCGTAGAGAAAGGGATGGATCGACATGAGACTCCAACGGAAGCTCAGCTGAAAGCAGCAATGGCTGACAAAGCGTGGGTTGATTATGCTTTCAATGAACTGAATGAGTTCTATGAGATCGTAGCTCCGTCGATGCCAGAGATCCTGAAACAAGATCCAGATCCGTATCAGCATGTGTATCACGTATTGCGTGATCAGTATTACCTGTTCACTCCGGTTACAGACCAGGTCAGCTTGATCGAAGCTGTTAACCGAGTAATCAATTCCAGGTTCCGCCCGAACTTCGGTCCGATGACGTATAAGGACCAAGCTGGTCGTTGGGTAACCACCAAGGATAATATCCTGTCGGGTTATCTGTACATCATGCTGCTGGAAAAGATCGGTGAAGACTGGTCGTCTGTTGCATCCGTTAAAACTCAACCGTTCGGTCTGCCGTCGAAGCTGAATAACTCGGACCGTGCATCTACCCCAGGTCGTGAGACTGCAATTCGATCCTGTGGTGAATCCGAAACCCGTTCGTATAACTCGGTAGTAGGACCAGAACCTACTAACGAACTCATCGACCAAACCAACAACCCTCAGGCCCACATCGCTGTAGTCAACTCTATCTTGACTGCGGATAAACCAACGAACATCCCACGAGCAGTAGACCGGACTGTAATTCCATTCGGTAACTCTCGCCCAGTTGCATTGCTGAACCATTTGCTGGAATGTCGCGGCTTGCGTTTGCGCTACAAACCAGACTCCGAAATTCGTTACGCTGCTTGAGGTATTAATGAATCATTACAAAGCCCGTGACTTGCTTAATCTGCCTTATGAGCAGCTGTGGGCACTTCCCTCAGAATGGCATGTCATTGAGTTTGATGATGGACAGAAATTGCTGGCACGAGATCGGATCACTAAACTGTCCGTTCTCAACTGGTATCCGCTGAAGGCGTATCCAGATGTCCCAATCCTGAAAGATTATCACATGGGTTCTAAGCGAGTGACTGCAAAGTCGCTCGTTAGCTTCTTGAACCGAGTGATCTGGGGCATTCATGATCACACCAATGAAGAAGCCGATCCCGAACATCTGGCTAAGTTGGCTATCGAAGCAACTAACTGGTTGTACAACGAAGCTACGGTGAACCTCTCGCCGTATGTTGCAACGCTGTCGATGTTTGACATCGCTGAAGTGTATAACCACCCAGCTGTTCGTGAAGCAAACGAAAACGTAGAAGAGTCGACCTATGGTATCGAACAAGTCGCGTATAAAAAGATCGCTGCTGCTTTCGACGATCCGACGCAGTTCCGTGGGAACTCTATCATTGAAGGTTACCGCTCTGGTACTCAGAAGCTTGAACAGTTGCTCCAAGCGTTTGGCCCACGTGGCTATCCAACGGATATCAACTCGGACATCTTCGCGCACCCGGTAACAGTTGGTTATGTAGATGGCATCTGGGATCTGTATGGTTCCATGATCGAATCTCGCTCGGGTACTAAAGCTCTGCTGTATAACAAAGAGCTGCTCCGAGTAACCGAATACTTCAACCGGAAATCCCAGCTGATCGCTCAGTATGTACAGCGCCTCCACAAAGGTGACTGTGGTACATCGATCCTGATCGACTTCCCTGTGCTGAAGAGTACTCTGAAATCGCTGCGTGGTAAGTATTACATGCGCGATGATGGTACGATGGATTGGATTCGTGGCACTGAAACAGAACTGATCGGTAAAATGATCAAGATGCGTTCGGTACTGGGTTGTGTGCATCCAGACCCAGCTGGTGTGTGTTCTCGTTGTTATGGTCGACTGAGCTTCTCGATCATGCGCGGTACTAACATCGGTCAGGTATCCGCTGTATCGATGGGTGATAAGATTACCTCGTCGGTATTGTCCACCAAGCATACTGATGCAACCTCGGCTGTAGAGCAGTTCCAAATTGCCGGTGCTGTAGCCCGGTATCTCCGTGATGGGGATCAGAGTGAAACGTTGTATTTGAAAAGTAACTTGGCTAACCAAGGATATAGACTAGTTATCAAGTCTGCCGAAGCAACATCGTTGGCTGACGTATTGATGATTAAAGATCTCTCCGCGTATCCAGCTGAGTCTGCATCTGAACTGACCCACATCGGGTTGATTCGTAAGGGTGACGACGGCGAAGATCACGGTGACATCCTTCCGGTATCGTTGTATAACCGGAAGTCTAGTCTGTCTACGGAAATGCTCAAGCATGTACAACGCGTAGGCTGGGTCACTGACAACCGCGATAACATCGTGATTGACATGACAGGTTTCGACTTCTCTCAACCATTCCTGACGTTGCCTTATAAGCACGTGAACATGTACGAGTTCATGAAACGCGTACAATCGTTCCTGCATTCGGGTGACAACGGTGATGGTTCGAAGCTGTCGTCAGACAAGGTTGGCTTCACTAGCAAAACCTATCTGAAGAACTATAAAGATCCAGTCGATGCTCTTGCTGCATTCGCAAGCTTGATCAATGAAAAGATTAAGCTGAACATCGTTCATTGCGAAGTCTTGGTATACGCTATGATGATCGTATCGGCGTCTGCTAAAGATTATCGTCTCCCAGTTCCAGGTATTACGGGTCAGTTTGAGAAGTATAACAAACTGATGGATAACCGTAGTCTCTCTGGTAAGCTGGCATTCGAGAAACAGCACGAGCCACTCAATAACCCAGGCAGTTTCCTGTATACAGACAGGAACGACCACCCTTATGATGTCGCAGTCATGGGGGGTTGCATGGCCTAAGCGGAGGGCGAAGCGTGTGGAGGGCTTCGGCCCTCCATCACCTCGTTAATTTTTTATGGAGCCACTGATTGTAGCCGAGAGGTATACCCATGGGGTACGCCTATCCGGTTATTCCAGGGACACGTTGTATAAAATGCAGCGTTTTCTGGATACGCTGTTGCTAAGGGAACCGACTAAAGTCCAAGGCCGTATGGTCATGGTAACTAAGAAGAAGTACTACGGCATCACCGAAGACAACCGAAGCATTTTCATCCACAGGAATTCATATAAAGCTTTAGTGAAGCACCTAGCGAACGTTCAAGTTCCTGAGGACCGCATTAAGGTAATTGACATTCCTGTTCCGGTCGCAGCTCCGGCTACGTTCACGGTAAAAGAGAAGTTCTCAATGCGGGATTACCAGAAGACTATTCTGGAAGACATCCTGCGTCCACATCTGCATTCTGCACGGGTAGACCTACAAACCGGTAAAGGTAAGACTTACACCAGTCTTGAAGCACAAGCTGCATTAGCATGTCGTACGTGTATCATGGTTCCACCTAAGTACTTCGGTATTTGGGAAGAAGCACTGAAAGATGTTTACGAGGATATCGAATTACGATTCGTTCGAGTCAGCGGTTCAGCAGAACTCCAGATGATGATCGATCGCGGTATTCAAGATGACTTGGCGGGAATCGATGTCGTCTTAGTATCTAACGTCACGTATCGAGCGTATATAGATGCATTCGAACGCTTGGGTGATCAACTCCACACTGTAGGCTATAACGCCCCTCCTCCGCGCTTCCACGAAGCTCTGAAGATTGGTCTACAGATCAACGATGAGATCCAAGAAGACCCAGGGCTGTTGTTCCGTACAGACATGTACACCAACGTTGCAAAACAGATCTATCTGTCAGCTACACCGTTCACGGGTAACGACTACGTTACGAAGATGATCGACTTGATGCTCCCACCGGAGACATGCTGCCGGTTGCCTGAGTATGATTCGTATATCAACGTGGTAGGTGTGTTGTACAGCGATGCATCCGTTACATCTCGTGATTACCTGACTCCGTTTAAGAACACGTATAACCATGCGCGTTACGAAACGCAGATGATGAAGTCGAAGAAACGTCTCACCGCTTATAACGAGATGATTGCTCGCATTCTTTATGGTCAGTACATCCATGATCGCATCCAAGAACAGAAAGCTTTGATTCTCTGTGCGACGACTGTGTTTATTGATCAGCTGGTCAAGTTCCTGAAAGAGAAGTACGGGGATCTCCAGATCAACGAACACTACTCAGGTTCTCCTTATTCAAGGTTGATGGAAAACGATGTAACCGTGTCGACGATTAAGTCTTCCGGTACAGGTGTTGACATCCCCAACTTGCGTGAAGTATTATTGCTGCAAGCTACAGACTCCAAGAAGGATAACATCCAGATCTTGGGTCGGTTGCGTAAGTTGAAGTTGTTCCCTGACATTACTCCTCGATTGACGTACATGATTTGTCAGCACATTCCCCAGCAAGTTCGCTACCACAGGAACAAAGCCGATCATTTCATGGGTAAAGCCTTGAACATGGTTTTGAAAAGAATCTCGTAGTCCCTTCGGGGGCTACTTTATTTCGTCGGAGGATAAAATGAAATATGCAATAGCCGTATGGATTATTGCCACGCTAATCTGTCTGGCGTCCGTGTGGTACCGTGATCGTTGCTACCCTGACCTTATCCCTTACTTCAGCTGGAAGAACTCCTGGCCTCACCGTATCGCCTTGGGATCGTTCTTCATTATGATCATGGGGATCGTTACAACAATCTGGTTGTACTTCAAGGACATGATTTAAACTTCTCTGAAGGCTATATTACAATCGTGAATATAGCCTTCATTTAAGGATACGATCATGTGGATTGTAATGATTGCACCCATCTTTGTAACGTTCCTCGCTGGTGTGTGCATGCTGTTCTTTGCAGCTAGCGCTAAAACTGGTTGTGGAGCGGCAGTACGTTTGTTTGCCGGTGGTCTGCTGATTCTGTTGGCTGGCTACTGCGCGTTGGTTATCATTACGAAGTTGACTTAAGGATCAGTTATGTTGCTCACATTAGGTTTGTTCTTGACATGTATCTCCGCCTGGTTGATGTTAAAATACCTGAATGGTGAACTGGTTAAGTACAAACCCAAGTGGTTGCCAGATCTGACGCTAGCGTTTATCCTAATCATTGGGTTGTTCGCTGGACAATGGATTTCGATAGTTGAAATATTCCCTCCACCCCAATGGCTTAATGAGCCCCCTGTTCAGAAGGAGTCTGTCTGTGGAACCATCCCTATCAGTAGTTAGATACTTCCTGGGCATGGGTGGCACGTTGCTACTCATCGAACTGGTATTAGTGGTCCTGTTCGTCGCCCACATCCGTGTATACGACACGGCTAACCGCTACTATGAAACAATCGCAATGGCCTACATCGGTACAATGTTGGGACTCACGCTGTTGTTCGTAACAGTCCCCACACTGTGCTTCTTGCGATCCACTTTAATGTGCTACCGGGTAATGTAAATGCTCTACAACGTCTTGTTATCGGTCTATTTAATCTGCACAGCTGGTATGCTCGGTTCCTTGGTAATGATTTTGTTGATGCTGATGTGCATCACATACCCAGTAACCGATGCATCCAGTCAGGCAGTTAAAGACGCACGCGCATGGGAAATCAGATCCCTCAAAGTGAGTGTAAAAATTTTGGTCGGTAGCATTGTTGGCCTGCTGCTGATCTGGGGTATTGGCTCTGCTTATATTGCCATTACCATGAATAAAATCGTGGGGTCTATGTAATGCTACTGAATATTAGCGCTTTCATTCTTGCAATGATGATGGGTATCATTCCATTCGGTGTAGGGGCTATGATGTATAAGTCCCACAACGACAACAAGTGGTTTGTCATGCACCGTGGCAAGATCATGATCGCCTTGTTGGTTGGTATCTTTGTAACCATCGTAACCACCAGCATCTGCATGTATGAGATCACCCAAATTCAAAATCGTCTGCGTGCAGAGATCTTAGAGATCCAGCAGACGAAGTATTGAGACGACATAATGGCTACCCTTCGGGGTAGCCTTATGCTGTATTTTTTTTACTTTGGCTGACGCTGCATGTCACGGATCTCTCGATCCATATCACGTTTGATACGACCTTGCTCATCTACCTTACGCATCATGTCAGCTTCGCCTATCTCCAGGATAAACATTGCTTCGTCATACGGAAGTTCCATGAACTCTGGATAAGACATGCCCCACTGTTCTTTGATGTTGTAGCGAATGTACTTACGCATCATCGATCGAACAGCACCACCTTCTACCGTATCTTCTTTGTCGAACATACGTACGACATCAAGAGGATGTTTCTGGTGATTAGGAGGACGGATTTCATAGTCGTCCAGGTAAGCCTCGCGTAGCATGATCTCCGCAGTCGTTGGTCTTACGGCACCCATCTCGGCATAAAGCCGATCAAGCTCGCCACCACGAGGACGACGTTTACCGAACGAGTAGTTCGTAACGTGCCCCTGTGGGTCGAGTAGATCAATTGACAGGCGTGTCATTTGTGGGTCACGGTTAGTATGACCTACTGGTTGACTTTCTGGCCCGCCAAGGTAAAAAATGTCGATACTACGTCAAGAGGAATCAAGTGATCGAAACGTTCATGGAACTTCTCGGCCATTGGAGATTCACACACAGGGCAGTTCCACGAAGGAATAGCAACCATGCACAGAATCGTATCGTCAATGAACTGTAGCACAGCAGCTTCGAAAGCAGCTGCGTACTTCTTATCCGACATTACGTTGGACAGATATTCATCGATGATCTCTTCGTTCTCAGTCAGGAGTTCTTCACTAGCGTGTTCATCTTCACGCTGGTAGATGGCATCAACCCAATGAGAGTACTGACGTGCACCAGTAATCGAACCCAGTCGATCGATGTATGCATTACGGTTCGCATCACCTGGAGCCTCGTTGAATGCGCTGTGGGAAGCTTCTACTACGCCATCAATCCATCGGTTTCCAGAATCCCGTCTCTCAGCAACTGAAGGGACACGCAGGCGAATACCAATATCATCAAACCATTTGATAGGCTTTCGACCCAGAGTGGTATCTTGTGCATATTGGTCTAGTTCCTCTGCACGTAGCTGTCGACTGAAACGAACATGCAACATGTCTTTCTGACGATCAACCAGTTGGGTAATGTCGAACCAGGTCAGCGAGAACATGTCCAACTTAGCTTCTTCGACGTTGTTGCACTTGGATGGATCAGCAATGCAGGTGTGGCGATAGTTGAAACCGCCAGGGAACATAGTCGATGCCAACGCGTGGTGCAGCAGAGGTTCATCCAATGCACTCAGACGGTATTCGATATCACCCGGAGTAGTAGCAGCCATGTTGGTGTGAGTAATGCACTGAAGCGCTAGGTCAGTCAGAGCATTGTTATACACAGCAATACGGTTAGAGAAACCTTGACCTTTGGTAGCACGACCCAGACGAACTGCGATGTTCTGCAGTCGTTGAATCATGTTAGCGATCTCGGTATTGGTTGGTGTACGCAGACGAATCCAGATACCAGTGTGTGGCATTGGATATTC